GGGCGTAGCAGGCATTCCACTTCCTGGTGAAGAGGGAGAGCCTGGTCTCTTCGGAGTACCGGGTCGCCGAGGACCTACTGGCACTACCGGGGCGCAGGGAGATACCGGCGCGCAGGGAAACCAAGGCCCGTCGGGACGGCAGGGTATACCTGGCGTGCCGCAGCCGACCACGGATGTGTCAGATTACAGTATGTGGGTTCCGCCCATTACAGTTCCTCAAGTTGATGTACAGGTCTTTAGTACCGCCGGGTCGTTTACTTGGAATAAACCAGCGGGACGAGCGCTTCGTCGTACGAAAATTCTTTGCATCGGCGGGGGTGGTGGCGGTGGTGGGGGCTCTAGACAAGCAACCGGCAACAGCCATACCGGCGGCAACGGAGGTAACGGCGGGGGTTCCGGATTCAAGGAATACCGGCTAAGTGACTTGCCCTCCTCCTTAGACGTTGTGGTAGGCGCGGCAGGTACGGGAGGTGATGGTTCGATAACGGCGAACACCAGTGGAAGTGATGGTGTAGCGGGAGGAACTTCTAGCGTGAGCGGTGGAGGTACAACCTACTGCACCGGTAGGGGCGGTAGTCTAGGTTCTAAGGGCTTGATTAATACTACCGTGAATGCAGACCAAAGCGTTGTTTTTTCCAACTCATTCCAAGGTGGCGCAGGAGGACCGGGAGGGGAAAGTCTAGCGTTGGCTACTTCAGCAGAAGGAAGTGAGAGCCCGACAGGCCAAATAGCCGGCGGGGCAGGCGGAGGAGGGGGTGGGGGTTACTCCAACACTGATGTTCCCCAAAACGGCGGCGGCGGGGGACGGGCGTATGATAACGGCGCGGCGGCGAGCGGCGGGGCCGCGGCTTCAGGCGGGGGTCCGGCAACTGCGGGAGGAACAGGCGGTTCGACCCCAGCAGGTCAGGCTCCCGGCGCTGGGGGTGGAGGGGGTGGAGCAGGCCACGACTCCGCAGGCAATAGAGCTGGTGCTGTTGGAGGTAGCGCAGGAACTTATGGTGGAGGCGGTGGAGGCGGCGGAGCTGGAGTTGTGGGTGGCAACGGAGGTAACGGCGGAGCTGGAACCGCCGGTGTCGTTGTTATAATCACGGACTAGTTAGGGTAAGAGGAGAGAGACATGGCAGGACAGCCTTTCAAGGACGGCCCGGCGTTCGTCGCCAACTCGGTGGCGGACCTCTACAACAATTCCTCGGCGGCGGTCTATACGCTCATCAGGCACATCCACCTGGTGAACAAGGACGCGTCGGCGCGGACACTCGTCCTGTACATCGGCGCGACTGGTGGCAGCGCGTCGGGTACGGAGATACTGGACGACTACAGCATCGCGGCGGGGGACTTCGTGGACCTCTACTTCCCGTCAGGCTTGAAGCTCGTTTCGACGGACTTCCTGTCGGGTGTGGCGTCGGCGGCGTCGGCTATTGTCTGCACCATCGCGGGCGAACTCTACGCGGCATAAGGAAACAGTATGCCAGTAGAGGTTGCACCAAACCGAATAGAACTAGCTCAGCTCCTTGGCGGGTTCGCACCCGACCCCGAGGAAGCCTCACTTCCGCTCGACCAGTCTCCGGATATGCTGAACCTTCTACCCGACCTTGGGTCTGGGGCGCTGGAGCTACGGAAGGGCTTCAAGAGGCCGAATACGAATGCACGCATCGAGACCCTGGAAGGCTGGTGGATACGCCACTGCAACTACTACGAGGTCATCGACAGCGGCGCGCGAGAACGATTCCTAGTCTGTATTCTAACCAACGGCACCAACGCAGACCCGGACAACATACAGGTCTGGGTCTACGACCTCGTCGCCGACACGTTCGCAAGGGTAGACACCGCCGGCAGGTCCTGGGCGAACGCCAAGACCGAGCACTGGTACGCCATCGTCGAGGGCACCTATTACGGCGGAACGCGTGGAGAGGTCATCTACTCCTGGCACCCGACTAACGGGTGGAAGGCAGACCCGACGACTCCGAACGTGAAGACCTGGGTCAACGATGTTGACGGCGCCGTCGACCCAGGGACCGAATTCGCCAAAGACTACGCCTTCCGTAAGGGCGAGAAGGTCACCACCGGAAGTAAGTTCTACTCCTCAACTCGCAACATTCGCTTCAAAGACTGGGAGTCGGGGCAGCGGTACGACCGCGGAGAAAGAGTCAGTCGTAAGGCGACCATCGGGGGCTCTACGTACTGGCGGTCGTTCCAGTGCATAGATAAGCACACAGCCGACGCCACTAATCGGCCGGGGGACGGCTCTGGTACCCCGACCGACTACTGGAAGAAGGTTAAGCTTGAGAGTCCGCGCAACGAAGACGACGATGTAAGCGACGACTGGATTATCATGCCGTTACCCGGCAAGGGTGTTGTTGGTGCCTATCACGGCTTTCGCCTCTTTGTACGACACGATGACGCTGACAACTGGACGCGTCTTCAGTACAGCGCGCCGGCACATCCCGAACGCAATACTGAGATAGCCGACCTAGATTTTGACCCGAAGGACTGGGCCCCTATTGACGACATAAGCGGAGACGGCGGCGGCTGGCAGACCGTGCCGTTCGTCAAGGGTGACGCCATACGAGCCCTACAGAGTTATGGTAGCTACCTTATCGTCGCCGGCCGCTGGGAAACGTTTGTTCTAGCTGGAACAAACGAGAGTACTTGGAATCTTCGGCGTTTGGGGGCCTTCGGCGCTATCGGCCCGCAGAGCATAACTGAGCTCGATGGGTTGGTGTACCTTCTTGGGCCGTGGGGCGGCTTAGCCGTTACTGACGGTACGTCAATTAGGGCGGTTGAGGGCATAGACAAAATACGTGAGTTCCTAAAGGACCGCATCGACAAGCTCATGGTCGGACAGGACACATACAACTGGCATCCTGCGCTTGTCGCATACGCTGGGATGCTGTGGATTACCCTACCAAACGACAGCGGAGCCGACATCACCATCGTCTACGAGCCTAAAACGGCGTCATGGTACCAGCTTGATATCCCAATGCTGGACATGGCAGTCGGCGAGAAGGGACGCGCACAACGAGCTTGGTTCTCGACCGCCATCACCGGAGCAGCCGACCAGTATCCATGCATCTTCAACTACAGGGATGACCCCGGTAACGAACTCTATACCGACGACGACTATACGGCCGAAGTCACGGGCGTCGGCTCCACACTGAATCTCTCGTGGCGCCACCGAACCGGCTGGTTCCAGTTTGGCACTACACGAAACGAACGGCGGCTCAGACGGCTGTGGGCGCTGGTGACGGGCGAGGTGGCGCAGACAGTGACGGTTGATGTCTACGAGGACTTTGAGGAGGGAAGCGTCCTAACTACGGCTGCACGTACACTCGACGGAACCGCCCAGGCGGAGTTTGTCGAGGGCCAAGTTGGTCAAAAGGGCGATGTCTACGCCATCGCAACCAAGCTGTCAGGAACTGCCAATGCTCAACTAGCCGTACACGGCTACGGCATCGATACCGAACCGCGACGCACACGCTTCCACAGGAACTAGGAGAAATCATGCCCATAGGCACGAATGGTGGACAGGTTGGACCTTCCGCCGGTAGCCGTAAGCGCAACACGTTTGCTAACCTCCTGTCGAAAACGAACTTTGCGCCCGGGGGCTCGAACCTCTTTGGGTCATCGGGCGGAGGAACCGGCGGGGCCCAGTCTGAGGGCGCACTACCGGCGCTTTCTCCTGAGTCGACCGCCAACTACTACGCACAGCTCTCGGCGCTACAGGCCCAGTACTCGCAGACCATAGCAGACCTGCGGCGCCAGCGGGTTGGCATCCGTGCTGGTTTCCAGGAGTCGAGAGCAGGGTTGAAGGCTCAAACGATGACCGGCGTACGAGACGTGCAGCAGTCCGCCGTCGAACGCGGAGTTCTCGGCGGCTCGGGCGAGCTCGCGCAGCGGGCAGAGGTCCGGGGCGCTGGAACCGCCGCCATCGCTGCCGAGCGGCGCGGAATGCTTGAGGGACTGGCCGACACGCGTAGCGCGCAGCAGCGCGCGGCGCTGGGGCTGTTCCAAGGCCAGACCGCTCTTGAGTCACAAGCGTTGGCTGAGCGCCAGAACCTACTCGCGCAGCAGCTGCAGCAGAATCTCATCGTGTCCGGGCAGGAAGCTCAGATGAACGCGATGAAGCAGATATACGGAGGACTTACTTCCGGACTGGCGGGCATCGGCGCGCAGCTTCAGGCCGGGTATGCGGGCGTTGAGGACCTGTACAAGCAGCTCGCAACGTCCTACTCGTACTCCGGAGCCGTCCCTTCTGCTGGGGGCAGTGCCGGTGGGTTCTCCGGTGGCTACATCATCGGTCCGGATGGGAAGATGAAGAAGGTACATGGGACTCCTCGTCCCAGTGCTGGATACATCGTGAAGTTGTAGGAGGAGCCTGTGGCTAAGAAGAAGGGTCCCATAGGAACACTACGTCAGCAGCTCCAAAAAGAGCGAATGGCGGATTACCGTGTTACCCTGTCCGCGCTGGCCGCGGGCCAGGCGAACTACGTCAAGCAGCTCAGTCGATACCAAAAATCTCTAACGGGTACTACCGAGCGCCAAACTCAAGCTCTTCTTCGGCTGAAAGACCGAGCGCAGCAAGCCGCCGTGCGAACAGAGGCACAGCAGCAGAAGGTTACCGTAAGCTATGGCGCCGCGCTAGGTGGTGCCGTAGCCCAGGCATTCGAGCCGGCGAGGACCTCTGCAGAGGCGGCAGTGAAGACGTCCAAGGCGGCTGTTCGAGTGGGGCGCGAGGGTGAGGCCCTGGCAGGTGACATCGTCACTACGGCCAAGCTCGCCGCGCAGGCACAGCAGAGTGCTGCCGAGTATAAGCTGAACGAAGCGCTCCAACAGAGAACCATCATGGACAACCAGTCGCTAGTTGACTTGATGCAGACCTCCATGCAGGTTCGTGCACAGCTTGCGTCGGCACGCATAAGCGCACAGGCGTCCGTCGCCCAGGCACGCATCGCCGCCCAAGCTGATATCGCCGCTGCTCGCGTGCAGCAGGCTGACGCTATGGAATTGGCTCAGCTCAACGCAGACCTTCAGCTAAGAAACTGGCAGGAGCAGCAGGACTATGCGACAGCGCAGGTCTCTACCCAAGCTCAAAGCCAGGTTCAGGGCATTATGACCATAGCGCCCGACATCGCCGTCGCGGCCGCTGACGTGGCCCGAACGTACCGCGACGACAACGATGGGTCCTATGAGGCTATGCCCATCACCGACCTCTCTACAGCCTGGGCCGCTTCACAGGGCTATGACCCCGCAAGCCCCGAGTACGCGCTCTTCGTCGCAACACTACGTAAGATACCGACAACACCTAACACCGCAGTAGCGCTTAACGGCGCCATGTCTCAGCTGTGGGGCGGTCTTCCTGGCTTTAGCGAGTGGGGACCATCGGTCTACCAGGCCAACTCCGCGGGTATTGTGAGCGCCCTTTCACAGAGCTATCAGACGTACCTTGCGAGCGTAACCAGCGCCACAGGTACAAGTCAGCCCGCTGCTGCAGGCTTTCAGCCCTTCTACCGCGGACCTACCAGCTACTACGGAGGATAACCAGTGCAACTTCCTAGCGTCGGCGGACTGCCACCGGTAGCGTCTATTCCAGCACCGTCTTTCAGTCCGTTATTCGGCATGACCGACGAAGAACAGGGCATGTTAGACATGCTGCCGCAGCTAAGTGGAACTCCCATGACCTTTGGAGAGTCACCGATGACTTCAGGGCAGCTTACACTGATGCAGTACACAGCTGCCCGAACGGGAGCAGCGGTGGGGCCCAACAACGACCCGCGGGAGTGGACTCCCGAGGAGGCTGTGGCGCAGACGGACCGGGCTCTAGCACGCATCTCGGCCGTCAACCCCGAACTGGCTCAGAAGCTTGCATCTGAGCGAGGCAGGGCTGAAGACCCCGATGGGTTTCTTTCGAGCATCTGGGACGGCATCAAGGAGGGATTTGCCGGGGTGGTCGACATCATCAGCCGACCGTTCCACATCCTGCCCGAGGTCATTATGGATTGGGGCAAAGAGTCAGTTTGGAAGAATGTCGGCGACGCGCTAAGCGGCCGGTCGAGTGCCGACTTCGAGGACGTTCTAACTGAGAAGCTGGGCATGGAGAAGGGTATTCTTGCCAGTGCTCTTGGTTTCGGTATGGACCTGGTCCTAGACCCACTGAACCTCGTTACCCTCGGTGCGGGCGGGATGGCGAAGCGAGCTCTTGGCACTACAGCAGCAAAGACCGGCATTAAGCAAGCCATAGAAACTGGTAGTGTGCTAAGTGCCGGCGCGTTTGCGCGTAACGTGGCAGACCGCATCGGCGTCGACTTAGCCGAAAAGGGCGGGCTCGACCAAGTTGTGGGCGCCATCTTTGGAGCTACCGACGTTGGAAAGACACTAGCCGAGAAGGCGGGAAGTGGCGTAGTGGGCCGCATCAAGGCCGTCTTGGGTCGCGTCCATCCCGATGTACAAGCCGGGGTCGCCTTTGAGGTTGTGGGCAAGGCAGAACGTGAGGCCCTTCTGGGGCTGACACGACTCTCTGACGACATCTTTCGTGCCGCCACCGTGCAGGGCTGGTCTCGCGTGTCCGCCGAGGCCGCCGCGCAGTTCGGCGTAGACAAGAAGCTCTTTGACGGCGCGCTGCGCCAGATGGTGAAAGACGGTAGCGGCTTCATACCCAAGATAGGTGGGCCGGTTTCCAAGGCCATATACCACGAGGGGCGACGCGCCGCTGGCGTACTCGGTGGTATCCGACTACGTCTTCCTTTCCCGATGTTTGGCGTGAGGCTTCAGACGAACGCGCTAGCCTTCTGGCCGAAGTGGCTCGACTTCCAGCCGGCACGACGCTTCTTTGCCGGCCTGTCTGGGCATACTCGCGCCATGCGGATGGTCAGCAAGGGGGCTATGTCCGTAGATGAGCTGCGGGTTCTTTGGGAGGGCGGTTTCAGCAAGCTGAAGGAGTTTGCTCCTGCCACAGCCAAGGAACTGGCAGGCGGGCCATTCCTGCATCTAGGGTCCGCGCTCTACCCCCTATCTGAGATGGTAGGTGGCATCACCGCACACCTAGCTCCGAGCGCAAAGGTCGTTCGAGGGGGAGGCGTCGGGTCGCTGCGTTCCTCGGATGCGCGACGCATTGCCATGCACGTTGAGACGCAGCTCGTTGACGAGATGAGCACCGTGTTGCGGCCTGACGGCTCGCGTATTCCGACTGAGGCGGTTAACCGCATGTTCGTTACCTCCTTTGGCTTGGGACGTAGGGTCTCAAAGGAAGAGATAGAAGAGGTTGGCCGGCTAGTAGCAGACTACGCCTCAGTTGTTCCTGACCGCGGCGTTCTTTCTGCCGCCGACTACTGGGACTCGGTCATCGCCGACCACATCAAGCGGTTCCCCAAAGACCTTGACACGCTTGCGGCCTACCGCAACGCTCGTGGGCGCGCGGTACAGCTCGAAGGACAGCTAACCACGCGAGGCGTGGACGCGCTTGAAGCCGCTCGCGTCTGGCGCCAGATTTCCTACCAGATAAAGGACACTAGCCTTCGGTATGGACAGCTGCCGGACGCCCTAGACGACCCCGCCGCTCTCGCCGACGAACTTCGACCCGATGACGCTGCTAGGCTATCAGCCCAGTCGCACCCAGCTCTGCGAAACCGCGCCTTTCTCCCCGTTGATGCGGAAGATTTCGCAGATGGTATTGGAGTTTGGGCCGTGCGCGACGCAACTGAGACGTACTCGGCACGGGGCCTACACTATACTCTTGGAGAAGATGTGGCGACCAGCCCTGCGCGGCTGGCCGAGACCAAGATAGAGGGTGGCGTTGCGGTAGTTGAAAATGCTCAGCGACTGGTAGGACAGGAGCATGCCGGGCGAGTCCTTAATCCGTACATTCGTGACCTTACGCAGAAAACCGCAGGAGCTGCTGGGGAGGCTACCGAAATCGTCGACCGAGTTCAGATACTCAAGGATGAGTGGACCGAGCTTCTTCGGGACTATGAGACTACGAGCGGTCGAAGCGTTGAAACACTCCTCGATACAGTCGAGGACCCCATCGTGCGCGAAATCGTCAAGAACGAGATGAACTTCGAGGGCAAACTTGGCGAGATAGTAACGCGTGAGCTGCAATTGGCGGGGTTTGACGGGCTACTAGAGAAGACCACAGCCGGCGATTTTCTGACGGTCTTCATGCCGACTAACGGCAGCGTGCCGGTGTCGCGCATTAACCCGTTCGCGCCGCACGTTGCACAGACCCTGGGTTGGTCGCCACGCGAGCTGACCGAAGAGGTGCGGCAGGCCGTGCGTCGTGCCGCACAGCCGCGCAAACCCGGTGCAACGGAGAACGTACTACGTAAGCTGGTACGCGATACTCACGGTATGGGCCACGTCCAAGCGGAGCTTCATGTTCGCAACACTCTTGCCCATGAGTACGGCGTTACGCTCGCCGAAGGTCAGCGTGCCCTAGTTGCCGACCCCCTAAAGATTCTCCAGGGTGAGTTGAACCGTACCGCGAAGCGCATCAAACAGAAGCTTCTTGGCGAGGCCGCAGGGTCGCTCGACTCGCTTGGGCTGGCGAAGGGGGCATTTCAAGGGCCTGGCGTCGGACTTGCCAAATACCGCTACTTCATCGACCCAGTAGCGCGCCGGGCAGTCGAGGGGCTCGGACCGGAGTACGCTACGGCACAAGGCCGCGTCATGGACGCGCAGCTACACATCTTGCCTGAGTTAAGACGACAGGCCATCGATGCCGCTGATGCGCTGGAGCGCCTTGAGGCCACCATCGATGACGAGCTTGAGACGACCTTGAACCTCATCGCAGGGCATACGACTTCGCAGCAAGGCGAGGCAATGGCCGAGCTTGCGTCGGTTCTGGACAACCCCAACAACAGCTGGCAGGGACTTTACAACAGCCTACGACTTAGCATGGCTGACCCCGCCATCGCGGCGAGGATGGCTACACGAGGTAGCGAAGAACGTCTGATTGACCTAGGCGATGTTGTTCTGCGTGGCGGAGAAAGAGGACGTCTCGTACGGATTAACAAGCTCACCGCACAGGGAAAACGTTCGACGGTCTATCTTGGGCTCGACGCCGAGCAGAGGGTCCAGTCAGTCCGGTCGATATTCGATACCGCGAATCAGGGTGTTGGCGCCATCACGGCCCCGTCCGCACAAGGCTTAGGTTGGGGACTAGAGCTGTTGAAGGCCCACTGGTACGATGAGGGGGTCGATTCGTTCGAGAAGGCGATGGCGCTCATAACCAAGCAGAACTTCACCCCTGACGGTGCGAAGCTGAACGTACGAGGCGCAAAGTGGTTGAAGGACGACCTCCTTCGTCTCGGCAGCGCGGCCAAGGAAAGCGCACAGCGCCAACTCGAAAAGACCACGCTACTTGAACGGCAGGCACTGGGCGAAATGAACAAGATAGTAACTCGTATTCGTACCGAGTCGGCAAATCTAATGCCGGCCCTCGTTCCCGCAGAGAACGCGCTGAACATGACAGGAATGGAAAGGCTCGGCGTACCGGGCTTTGAAAACTTTGCCATGCCCGCGTTCATGGCGCAGGAATTCAAGCAGGCGCTTGGGGGCTTCCCGCGCCTCAGCGAACCTCATCGCGCGTTCCGACGCTTCCACTCCTGGTGGAAGGAAATGGCTACGTGGCTGTGGCCAGGCTTCCACGTTCGCAACACAATGGGTGCCTGGTTCAACAACTGGCTCGGCGGAGTTGACTTCGACGATTACGTCGCTACCGGTCGAGTGCGGCGCGCCGTACGCGAGATGATTCACCAGCCGGAAACCGAGTGGCGGTGGGCTAACACCAAGGTAGCCCTGAAGGACCCGGAACTCGTCGGTCGGCTTCGCATGCATGGGACGGCGCGTCTTTACGGCGTGCCCATCGACGAGCTAACCTACGGGGACCTTGCCGCGCTAACGGACGGGCTAGGCATGACAGCGAACAACGGGCGTGCATTTGCCGAGGCCCGTCTTAGCACAGAGGCCATTGAAGCCAGAGGCACCGGCCGGTTCGAGAACTTCACGCCAACGGGGCTGTACATCAAGAGCATGCGTGGTGCCGGGACCGGCGTTGAAAACGTATTTCGCACCGCCAGCTTCATCCGAGGGCTAAAGGACTACGGCGACATCTTCGAGGCGCGCTCGTTCACGATGATGCGGCACGGCGACTACCACGACCTAACCGATACCGAGTACAAGTTTGTGCGTGACGTCATCCCCTTCTACAAGTGGATGCGCACCAACCTTCCCTTCCAGGTCCACCAGCTGTTGGAGAACCCCGGCAAGCTGCTAGCAACGGTCAAGGCGCAGCAGGCGTTGTTCAACGCTCGCGGAGACGACTACGAGACGATGCTCTCCCGCATGCCTGAGTGGATGCGCCGGCAGTTCATCATCCCGGTCGGTGAGGATGACGCCTTCAAGGTCATCATGTTGGACCTGCCGATGGCCGACCTCTATATGGATTTCGGAGAGTTTGCCTCCAGCACCCTACCACTGGTCCGACCGTTCCTGGAGAGCTATATCTTCGAGAAGTCTGCCTTCTCGGGTGCTCCTATCGAAGGGCGTAAGATTCAGCTGGGCGGTGCCTTCTTGCCGGTTCAGAAGTTGATGAGCGCGGTTGGGATGGCAGAGAAGGGCGCGGACGGCAAATACTACATCAGCGACAAGACGCAGAACATGCTGAGCATGTTCCCCACATTCTCACGCTTCCGCAACTGGATTTACGAGGACCCGGACCGGGCTAAGCTAAGAGCTGGGTCCATCATGTCGGCCGGGCTAGGCCTGAGTCTGCGACCCATCGACCAAGACACGATGGCCGATGCCGAGCTCAACTTCTACTACGACCAGGTTCTGCCAGCGGTGACTTCGTTACGAGACATGGGCTACAAACTACCCACTATCGAGGATGTTCGAGACCTATACGGTACCACGAGCACCGTACTTGAGAGCGTAGGTATTAAACAAAGTCCACTCACAACGGTACCAACCCCCTAAGGGAGGAGATATGAGACTGTTCGAGGTTAGCAAAAAGTATGGAATCACCTGCGGCAACCACACGGTAAGGCCGGCATCCGCCGCCACCTGCGGTGTCCTGCATCAAACCGGTGGGTCCACTGCGGAAGGGGCCGCCAGCTACCTTAGCACGCGCCCAGACGGTAGCGTTCACTGCATCGTCGACAACACGAAGGCATTCATGACCGCGCCCATTCGCAAAGCCGCTTGCGGCGTTCGAGATGTCAACTACTGGACTTGGCATGTCGAGCAGGCTGGTCCATTCAGCTGGAATATCAAGGACTGGAAGAAGAACGTTGCTACCATCCGCCGGGCTGCTTGGCACATGGCTAGGTTCCTAGTTCGCCAGGACCTGCCGCGACGGTTCCTCTCGACGACCGACCTTAACCAAGGGGCACGTCGCGGATGGACAGTTCACTCCGCGCTGAGCTACTCGACCGTCTCGAGCTCGACTCACGTTGACCCTGTTCACTACCCGCTCCCACTGTTTAAGTTCTACCTGCGTCGATTCTACCGCCGATTCGAGCGTAATGGAGTGCCGCATCTTAAGGTGGTGAGCTAGTGAACGGCCAAGAGCGAGACCGCTTGGATGTCATAGAAGGAAAGCTAGACCTCCTCATCGTCAAGCTTGAATATGCCGAGAAGGTTAGTCAAGACCACGAGAGTCGTCTAAGAAGCGTCGAGAAGTGGAAGCTATCAATCCCCATCTCGATGCTGCTAGTAGCTGCCACAGTTATTGGCGGCATCCTCAAGGGAGTAGTGTAATGGACTCAGGAAGTAGGAAGGTAGCGCTAGCGTCGCTGCTCGTAGGTGGCGCCGTCAGCTCAGGAGAGTTTGGCTGGGCCTTCGCAGCCTTCGCCGTGTACGTTGCGGCGAACGTCGTGATGAAGGTGCTCAGCCGCTAAGCGTCGTCCGTTCCTCCCCGGACGGCAGAGAACCCCCGTCTCATAAGGACGGGGGTTCTCGCATTTTGGGGGTGTTACTGTTTAAACCACTCGCTGAAAACATGCATCGTGACGGTGACCGCAGCTAGCTCGTTGCGCGGGTCGTTCCACCAGCGTGACCGGCCGCTAGGGTGAGGAAAGATGTACCACCAGTCGGTGAACGCGCGGTCGAGCGACAGGAACTCTTTATCGCCCTTTCCAAAAGCTGTTGCTACACGACGTCCAAGTAAAACGAAGAGGGTAGGAGCCATCTCAGAGTCTACGAGCAATACGCTCGAAGCCTCCTCGCGCGCTCGCGCTGCGGACCAGCGTTCGGGCCTCTCCTCGAAGAGGTTGACCCACGGGTACTCGACGTTACCGAGAAGCGTCCGAAGACGCTTCCCGGCTTTCGTCTCGTACGCCGCCTTACCGCGGACGTTGGGCGACTCACCGACGATAAGAACCGCACGGGTCACTTGAACGCCACCACCTCACAGCCAACAAAGGTGTCGTGTGGGTCACCTGTACAGCGGTCGAAGCCAGCACCACCCTTAAGCAGCCCTGGCGCTGCGCCACTGCCCCAGTTGTTTAGGCGGTCATCGCCAGAGCCGCCGTAGACCTCATCACCAGGACCACCCTTGCCGGTCCAGATGGTGTCGTCGCCGCCGAGCCCAAAGACCACATCAGGTCCGCGGCCTCCGCGCAGCACATCGTCACCTTCCGTACCGAAGATAACGGATGGGCCGTTGCCATCCGGTGGCTGCAGGCCGACCGCCCGGTCAACCAAACAGCCCACGCTAATGACGGCGATGCCGACTATCAGCGCTCGGGTTGCGATTCGTCTAATGTCCATGCGACCTCCTCTTTCGGTAGTTCAATTCCCTCGAACCACCGCTTTTCAGACTTCCTCAGTTCCTTGAGGATAGTCCGCCTCATCTGTCGATTAGGCACGAACCCCGTCGGTTCGCGCTTTGGCATCATCAAAAGTTCCTTCGCCACCAGGTCCGCGACCCGGCGCCGAACCTGCCGTTCTGGCAGACCCATCAGTAATAGCCATTGAGGTTGCTGCAATAGCCACCGTTCCAGCTTATCGAGCAGCTCCTCAACTGCTAACTCAACCTCGGCATAAGTGTTAACCGGCATTTTCTGCCTCACAGCTCGCTGCCAGAATGAACCACTCAACAGGGCTCGGGTGACCCTTGATGCCGGCTTCCTTGAGCTTCCGGACAACAACGCCGGCGACTGGGACATCGTGCGGAGCAGTCGCCGTTGCCTCCTCGAGCTTAAAATCAATAACAGCTCCCGCAGACCTCGGCGATAGGGCTGTCCCGTACGCGAGATAGAACTCACAACGCGGGTATCGAGCTCTATACGCAGCGTGTAACGCGTTACCTGCTTTTACACCATCGGTTTTAATGGCGTCTATTTCCAAAGTGACTTCCTCCCGCAGCTCTCTTGCGCTCGGAAATTTGTCAGAGCCGCGGGGCTCTGGAGCGGAAGCTAACGGTGGCGAGGGCTGATGACTCGTCGAGTCTCGCGCAAGCTGGACGCCGCCCCAGATGGTCGCAGCGAAGAGCAAGATGCCGATGATGAAAGCAGCTATTCGTCTCGTGTGCGGGTTCCAAGCACTGTCATAGGTGCCACTCACTCTTACTCTCCCTACTCTTCTGGGTTAGTAGACATCGCCATTCTCCTCAGCCTTCCGGTCTTCGTACGGCGCAATTCGCCTACGATACAGCTCATAGCCGACCGCCGACAGGACGCCAAGAACTTCGTTATACGCGTCATAGCTTTCGGCGAAGCTATCAGCCTGGTTTACGTAGTCGATAACCACCTTCGTCAATACGTAGTTGAGCTGCCCTGGCGTGTGGGGTTTGTGGCCCGCGGCGATATCAGCCCGTTGCTCTGAATGAATGTACGGCACTAGTCGCCCCTCCTCTCGTCCCATCTCTCAAATAGCCTGCCGACGGTGAAGCCGACCTGAAACGCGCCCATCATCAAGGCGATTGCGACAATGAGCGGAATGTTCACTTTCTCTCCTCCTCTTGGGTGATTGCTTCGCGCCGATGCCATGTACGGTGTATGTCATCATGGAGCCGCCCACATTCAGCCTCGTTCCGACACTCAGGCTGTCCCTCGTCTTGGGCCTCTCTAAAGGCCCCCTCTAGCTTCTCTAGGCGTTGGAGGAGGGCGTCCAGGGCTAGGTCGAAGTCCTGTCCTGCTCTCTCGCCATAGCGCGTGACTATTGCTCCTCGCCATCGACGTAGGCTTCTGACCTCCGCACTCATTTCCTCTCCTCCCACGACAAGCAATCTCTAGTCATCTTCGCCATCTCTTTATCTTGCTCCTGGTAACGCCGCGGTAGTCTCCACTCGCGTAGGTCAAAAACTTCCGAGACTGGCCGTCTCCTGCGCCGCCGCCGCTTGGGCCGTACGCTCTTAGTCTCTGATAGGCAGTAACCAAAGCCAACTTCGGGGTCATTCAACGTGTTTTCCCTTCATCTTATCATCGACCGCGGCATGAAGTTCGTCGACGTTGCGAGCCATCAAGATTTCGGCAACCGGTAGGTCCTTTAGGTAGCGCTCACTCGGATGGTCAGTGCCGATACCGTTGTCGTAGAAGGTCCAATCCTCGTTGTAGCGCTCGACTGCCCACACCTCGCCATGAGACCGCAAGACATATTCAGCTTCGTTTGGAAACCTTACGTCAGTGATGACAACATTCTCACCACGTAACCAACTACTACGGTAGTCGTCGTCAAGAGCACGCACCCAGCTATCTTCACCAAGAATATTTCGGACAGCTTCGGTGCCTAGTACTTGGAGAAAGCGACGCACTTCGTTGTGCGTCTTTGCGCCCTCCCACCCTTCTAACTCAACAAGGTCCGATAACCGAAGAGAGACCCGCTGAAGAGAGACCCGGTCCGGGTCATTGAACAATATATATGGGTCGAGCACGAACGCCATTTCCTTCAACGCATCCGCGAATGCTAGTCTCACAAAGTCATACTTTTCCACGAGGTAGTTTCCTGCCGTGTCCTTCCCATGCTGCGCGTAACCAGTCAGCCCGATAAGCATTAGTCTCTAACCCCCGTTAATCCGCGTATCTGCGCGTACTCTAACAGTTCATCATAGCTATACTCGTAGAAGACTGGAATACCCAACTCAGTGGCTTTAGCAACTTCAAGGTCAGCACCTTTAGACTCGCCGGTGAGCCGGAACACGGCCTCGCTGGCTGCGACCCACTCAAGGTCCCACTCCAAGTATCCATTCCAACTGATAGCTTCTGTATTATTACCAGTACCATCATCCCACGCAAACATATAGCCGTCAAAATGTGGAATGTAGGGCGCGAAGCCGTCATGTACCAGTCTTCGTCCCCACTTAATAGCACGAACAATATTGTCGAATACATCGCCCTTAGAAATCGGGCCGGCGACGTAGACCCTAAGTCTGCGTCGCTCGAACAACTCGTTCATTCTCTTCCTCCTGGTCGGGCGCGGCTTCCTTCTCCATCATTAAGATGCTGTCGCCAACCGACAACAACTCTACGCCGCGCTCCTCCGTCCCTCTTGTTGAGGGTCGGTTCTTCAGCAGCTGCAGAAAAGTCGAACCCTCATATCGCTTGACTAGCGCTCGCAGTTCCCAGTACTCGTCTTCGTCAAACCGGTCACCTAATGTCTGCTTCGCCATCTCGAACGTCATGTTCCCGACTGGGTTGAGCGCCGGTCGGTACGTGGAGAAGACGATGTCGGCCTGTTCTTCGCCGCCGTACTTGAGCTGTGCGAGCGTGACCGGGATGTGCCCCGCGTTACGGGAGTTGGTACCACCAAATTCATCGTTGCGGGAAAGTTGGTGAAGTGCGACAACGCCCACCCCTGCTGCATTCGACCAGACCTGGAGCGCTTCGGCCAATCTCGGTATGCGCGACTGCTCGTTGAATCCAAACTCCCCGGCTCGGGTGAGGAGGGAGAGGTAGTCGATGAAAACGACTCGGGGTTGCTCCTCAGCTCGGAGAGCAGAAAGCCGAAGAGTCGCGTCAAGGTGTTCGGGATGGGGGCGGGTTCCCGCGAGAACGTGAACCTTACCCCGCGCAAACTCTCGCCACGACTGTCGAAGTTGGTCTCCTCGCTCACCACGTAACTCCTCCTCAAGCTGGTCAGGTGACCGGCCGGTCCTGACCGACATCATCTTCACCACATACTGCCAGGGTGCCTCGTCTAGTCCTACGATAGCTACTGGCGTTCCTGCCTCGGCCATCGTGACCGCCATGTTCAGCATCGTAGTCGTCTTGCGTGTCCCTGTCCTACCGCCCAGCAGCGCGAAGTTGCCGGGCAGAATGCCACCTCTGCGGAGCAACAGGTCTACGCCCATCACGCCGGTCGAACTCGCCGGCCGCTCGTCGTTAACCGACTCGTCGACCAACTTCAGCTGCTGCGACTGGTCGTAGACCCTCAATCCCATCTTACCTCCTAGTTGGTGTAGACCTTATCCCTTCCCATCAGGCCTACGCAGGAGACCCCATCTTGCTGGCCTCCCATCCCTGCCCGACTTACGCGCGTAACGCTTACGGGCTACGTCTTACTCTGGCTCGATGCCGGCATCTTCGGCAACGAGCACTGCACGCCGCTTGACGTAGTCGTTCTCGTACGACCCGTACGCAAGCCACGCGATATAATCGCGGCCATCACGCTCGCCGTCACCATAGCCGTGGTCGGCGTCTGCCCGGTCGGCATCTATCTCAATGAGGTCACCGAGGCTAACTCCATCGAACGCGCCGCCCTTCAGCTCCATCTTCAGCGCATCTTCAAGAGTAACCTTGCCCCCACCACCCTTCTTGCCACCGGTCTTTCGACCCTTGCCACTACTCGAACGTGTGTTCGACGGCTCACGTTCGTCAGACGCTACCTCATCGGCCTTGATGCTGGCCTCAATGGCAACGAAGACAAAATCCCGAAGCTCCTCAAACGATTGTTCGAGACCTTCGAGGTCCGTGGCGTCGAGCTGCCCCGCTCGAACAGCCGAGGCGACAATGGCTGCGGCTGCGTTCGTCGCAGTCTGCAGCCCTGGTGTCCGCCAAAGTGCCATAGTGCTCCTCTCTTCCTGGGACGACATCTCGTTGTTTTCGCCCCTGTGAACAAGGCGGTTTCGTGCGGGGTTAGTTTATCTTTCGTTGCGGTGCAAGGAAAACGCGTTTGACTGGCCGGTCAGCTTTTTGCCCCTAGCGCGTGTAACGTTGGCGTATACTCTACAACATGCTATGCTGTAGCTACTACCCGGCAGATTAAGTATAGCCACGCGTGCGCTCCTCTAGTGTAGTGCATTGATGAGTCGAACGTATGTTCCCACCCCGCATGATACCGCCTTAGTTACAGGGAGGTAATCGTGACGAATAAGCCGAAGCGTAAAGGTACTGACGGAGAACGAGAGGTCCTTTCTCGACTTCGTACCGCTGGCCGTACAGTTGGCACTATGTGGCATCGTACAGCGGCTGGAACACCGTGGGACATTGACAACGGCGTACCGTTCGAAACTAACTGGAACCCAGGATTCTTTTTGCTGGCAACGCGCGATGACCGCGGTACCTGGCTGGTAACTCTCGAACTTGAGGAGCTTCTTGAGCTCATAGATTATGAGGTGGTAGCTGAGTCTCCGGTTCAGGTTGAGGTAAAGAGACGTAAGAAGTTTGCGCTACATAGCCTATATCGCCAAGAAAAGGGGACAGTTGATGCGTACAACGAAGCCGACCCTAGCTCAGCTTAGGTCGCTCATCGGGAACCCCGAGGTTTATGCTGTTCAGCGAGCCGACGGCGGGTGGTTTCCCGTTAAAGAAAAGCTGGGTGTTGGAATTTTAGCCCAACACCTCGCGGGCGAACTTACGGCGGGTACCTACATAGTGCGGCCGCCCGACCAGGCCCGAACACTGGTTTTCGACGTGGACCACAAAGATAAGGATGAGGCTGAGAAGATACTGAACAGCGTTACGCAGGTTATTGATAAGGTCGGTCTTGAGTACGGTGTGGAATTTTCGGGGCGTAAGGGCTATCATGTTTGGGTCATTGCCAAAGAGTACCTCTCGGCGGCCGTTTTGTACCGGCTCGGACGCGGCATCCGCGACGAGGCCGGCATTTCAGCCTTGGAGGTTTTTCCGAAGCAGGTTGAAGTGCGGGACTTAGGCAACCTAGTAAAGCTGCCCGGAGGGATACATCAGGTTACACAAAAGCACAACGACTTCATTGACAATTTTCCGGTACGCAACTCGGTAGAGAAGCTGTTTGCTGCGGCTGAACTATACCCAGAGATTGTGGTTCGGTCCCGCCGTCGAGGAGACCCGGCTGGCATCGAGTACCCCTGTGTTTATGCGCTGCAAGAGGGGGCACCCGAAGGCGGACGGAACGTTCACATGTTCCACCTGGCAACCATGCTTCGGAAGTTCAGCCTAAACGACGAGCACGTCGAGGCCATTATGCGGGCGACCAACGAGAGGTCGGACCCGCCGTTGCCCGATGAGGAGCTCGACGGCATCATCGAGAACAGCCGGTGGGCCGGTCCGGTGTGTGACCAGCTGAACCCAGAGGTTCACTGTGGTGAACAGTGCATTAAGGCAAAGCATCCAGGACTCTACACCCGAGACGGCGCTGCTCGATGGGCAGCTGACGGCGAAGAGTTCGTGGTCACGGTACGTGAGCGAGCGGACGACGGCCGCGTCCTAGAGCTAGAACACCCGGACTTCGTACAGGCTCGAGCGGTGTTGGTTGAGCCAAAGGGTAAGTCGAAGCGTTGGTGGGAGCGAGAGAAGGATGATGGAACCGAAGGATAACGCTAGCTGGAAGGTGAACGCCTACTGTCCGCACGGTCTCGTGCGTTCCGTAGAGTTAGACATCGACGGCCGCTTCGTGTTCCCCGACCCTTGCTGCGAGGTCGTTTCCCGGGCACCTTCGAAGTTTGCAGTATGGCGAGAGACTCGGCGATTCCGCCGACAGATGAGGAGACTAAGGGAGTGGGTCGATGGCAGCTGAATATGTGGTGCGACTGCGAGTGGATTACGCGACGGACCGGCCGTATCCCGATGCAGATGAGCTTGAGTGGATATTAGAGTCGGCAATGGAAGACCGGCAGGGTTACTGGACAGCTACGGTTCTTGAGGTGGATGAAGTATGATGTTTGGCGCGCACTTTAGTCCGCCACTTGGCGGAAAGCCTGGGCCTCCAAAAGAAGATTGGGAAATTGCTCGAGACTGTCTTTATAACTCGCACACAAAGAAACTTCAAGGCCTTCGCATTGAGCCGTCAGCAGTTGTTGGGTCTGCTCGAAAGTGGTTTATCAGCAGTGTTGTACGCTGGCAGTTTTATGACGAAGTTGGCGTACGGACTGCTTCTCATTTTGACAGCGAGGAGTTCGTACGAATTAACGCGGTACAGGCGAACTACGCTAGCTTTATCGACTACCTAGATAGTTTGCGGGAGGAGTAACAAAATGCCGATAATCGGATTTGTGGACCCCTCACACTATGAGAGGTCGCATGCAAAGGCTGGGCGCCTACCGAACTGGTATTCGGTAGACGACCTAATTGAGCGTTCGCTCGACCCCAACCCAAAATGGTCGCCGTGGACCTACGAGCTAGTCAAGGCGGTGCTGGAAGAAACGCAGGACATCAAGGGACGCGGCGACCGCATCAGCGCTACGACGTTGACAGCACCATGTCCGCGCGCTGAGATACTGAAGCGCAAGGTGGACTTTATCGCCAGCCTTGACGACCTGTATCGAGCACTACGCGGTACGATGATTCACCGTACGCTCGAACGGTATACTCGAGCGACGGGCATCGCCGAGGCAACCCTAGTGACGACAGTTGATGGTATCCGGCTGAGCGGCAGTCCGGACCTGCTAACCCCGGACGTTGTATATGATTACAAGACGACCGACAATCCTCCGCCGTTCGGCTACCCGTACCGACACCACACCGAACAGGTGCAGCTGTACGCCTTCATCGCAAGGCATGTCGAAGAGTGGTCAACTTGGGACACGGGGGAGAAAGTGCCGAACGGGAAGCTGCCCTTTGACCCCCGAACTTCGCCGGTTAAGCGCGCGGTTGTTGCCTACCTTGGGCCGAAAGGACCAAAACTCATTGAGGTCCAACGCAAGGAAGAGATGGTGACCCCAACCGGTGCTGTTCGAGAAGCTAAGCGGCCGTATATCTGGGACGATGAGCGGATACTAGAAGAGTTTCGTCCGAAGCTCTACATGGTGAAGCAAGCGCTTGAGGTCTACCCGGACTGGCCGGCGGGAGCGGAAGAGCTGTGGGGTGGACCACCCGGCTGGAAATGTCCCGGCCCGCCGCTCTGTAACTTGCCCGACTGTCTCGCTCGTCGAGACCCTAGCATGTATGCGTGGGAGAAACCCGAACCGCCGAAGCGAGGGAGGAAACGATGAGGCTGCACGACAAGAGGCTGCGTGTTGGTCCTATGACCTATCGCGTATGGTCTGATAAGAACGCAACGGAAGCACTACAGGTGGGTAATGCCGTTGGTGCGTGCCAGGAAGATAGTCTTATCATGCTCGTTGACCCCTCAACTGCCTATGACCGGCAGGCAGAAACGATTCTTCACGAGGCCCTACACGCCGTCTGGACGCAGACTTACATGGACATTGTCTACCCTGATGGAGATGCGGACAGCGAGGGAGAAAAGATGATATCTGAGCTGGCACCGCGAGTACTGTCGCTGCTTCGGGATAACTCGTGGTTGGTGCGATTCCTACTAGAGGAAAAGAAATGACGGTATTTCGATGGGTAGCGATGGCATGTATCGTCACGGGCACGGTGCAGGCGGTTATCGCCGTATTCGAGAGGGTGTGGCCTAGGTGACGACGCTCTTCATGGACATCGAGACCGTTGGCGAGCCGTGGGACGGCAAGTTACTGCTCTTTGGCTGGGCCCGCGACGATGATAATGCTTGGTCGTGGCGCGGCCCCATACTTGACCACGACCACGAGCGGATGCTTGAAGACCCCAACATTACTAAGGTCGCACATACTACATTTGACTGGCGTTGGCTACGTCTTACCGGCTACGACATAGCTGGTCCACTTCACGACACGCGAGTCATGGCGCACTTGCTGAATGAGAATACTCCGCTCGACCTGGATTGGTTAACTCACCGGTACGCCGGCGTTACGAAGGATAAACGAATTCATAAGAGCGGTGGAGTGCTCTACTTCTCCTGTGACTACGGGACACGTCATCGACTCGACGAGTTTCCCGAGGGGTCGTGGACGCCAAAGGCTGTTCAAGAGCTTGAGGCCTACTGTCGCAACGACGTCGTTTCGTTGCGCTCGTTGTACGACGAGTTGAAGCAGCGGCTGCAGGAGAGTGAGTGGTGGGACTACTTCGAAGAGGAGTCGGTGCCGTACACGTCAGTTCTCGTGGACATGGAATGTGCTGGCATGCCCGTCGACCTCGACATGACCGCTGTTCTAGCAACTGAGGTCCATGAGGAGAAGGTACGCCTCGGTCAGGAGTTGATGGACGAGGCCAAGTTGCCGGGGTCGTTCAACCTGAACAGCGGGGACCAGCTGGCGACCTACCTGTTCAGTCGTAGCTTTCGGTTACGAGACCGGCTGCCGATGGACCTGGACCCATTACCCCCTGACCGAGACTTTGAGGTGACTAAGGTCGGACGGCTTTACATCGAGGGCGAGTGGATACTTAAGGGTCGAGGGCTGGCGGCGACTCCGCCACCGAAGGACAAGGTCACGGGCAAGGAAGGCAAGCGGCCGTCCACTTCGACACCGGAGCTACTGTATATGCACGCCGGCGACGAGTGGGTACGTAAGCTATGTCTTGAATATCGAAAGCGAGAGAAGTTGCTAACGACGTATCTCGAGAAGTTTCCCCGCATCGTGCACAAGGGTCGCGTGTACGGACGGTACAACCAGGCGGGCACTGTAACCGGCCGGCTCTCTTCGTCTGAGCCCAACATGCAAAACATGCCGGCGCGGGGAGAGCTCGGTAAGAAGACGCGCGCTCTATTCCGCGGGAACTTAGTTATCGGGGACTACGACCAGCTTGAGATGCGGTTGATGGCGCACTTCTCGCTTGACCCCCGGCTGGTTAAGGTGTTTCAACTCGGCCGAGACCCGCATCTCATTACGGCACAGGCCATCTTCGGGGAGAACGTGGACCCAGACGGAGAGGAGAGAGGAATCGGGAAGACCCTGAACTTTGCCATCGGTTACGGCGCAGGGCCAAGGAAGGTGGCGCAGGTGCTCAGCCTAAGTGGTTACCCGACCACAAGGGACGTAGCTGAGGGCTACCTAGCAGAGCTGCACGGGTTCTACCGGGGCTACTACCGCTGGAAGGACCAGGTCATTGCTAAGGCGAAGCGGTCCGGTAACGTGCGCACTATCGGCGGTCGTCGTCGCCGCTTACGTGGCGCGTTTCAGGACGTAGCAAACTGGCGGGCGATGGGATACGGCGAACGACAGGCGGTCAACGCCGTCATTCAGGGCAGCGCTGCCGACATACTGCAGCGAGTGATGGTGACCGGCCGGTGGCAGGACGAGATGCTACTGCTCGCGCAGGTACACGACGAACTGGTGTGGGAGTGGGTCGCTGACTATCTGCCGTCCGACGAGCAGCTCGCATACGTGGGGAAGGTAGCGCAGACGGCACATAACTTTGTTCTTAGCGTACCGCTAGTCTTCGAGCCGCACCACGTTCACTCGTGGGCGGAGAAGGATGGACCTGAGATAGAGTGGGAGGATGATGATGATGAGGTATAGTAAGTACGGACTTCAGGACCTTCGAGACGAGGTCTGTCGGCTTGAACAACAGCTTGAAGACCGCGTAGGAGAAACGCATCAGGCGCAACGAACCCACCACGAACTTCTTGAAGGGCGGATGATGCGGCTAGCTACACGACTTGAGGCACTGGTTGACACGGCGTCTGAGTCGCATCAGAGTATCGATTGGCTGTCGAAGCGCGTCACAGAGCTAGAGCAGCGGCTGCTCGACCATCATGAGGTCGTGCTGGTAAACGACGGCGGTAGTCCCCGAAGTACAAGTGCTTGGCCGAAGTACACCATTTACCGCGGACGCACGCCCCAAGGAAAGCGCATTCACGAGATTCGTCGGCCTGGGATGAGCGAGGTAGAGTACCACGTTGAGGGCGTGGCGATGAAGGACGAGGAGCTGCAATGAACGACCCGCTTCGAACCTGTCCAACCTGCGGTACCGATGTTACTGGGTTGGACTTGGGATTACGCGACTACCGCTGGATAGCGCCAGCTTTGCCAGGACGCATGGCACCGACTGACCTGGACTGCGTGCTTGAGCGACATGGCCATGTACTCATCATGGAGTTCAAGCCGCGTGGTGCGAAGCTGCCGTTGGGTCAGCGTCTTACGCTAAAGACGTTTGTGCGCTTGGGCTGTGACGTGTGGGTCGTGTGGGATACAGAGAAGGGAGATTACGTAGAGGCGGGAATAATGGACCGAAGAGGGGAGATTCCTTTTGTTGCGCGAATGACAAAGAAAAAACTAGAACGGCGAGTTGTGAAATGGCTCGCTGAGGCATAGGGAGGAAGAGATGAACCTAGAAGAGACCATCCTGTCCATGTCCAACGAGGAGGCTGAGTGGTTGCTGTACCTCACGAGGGGCGACCTCTTCTACGACGCACTTGACCGGCGGGGGAGGGAGGAACAGTGAGCTGGGACGGACAAGAATTGCGCATTAAGCTCGATGTGTTGGCGAAGAGCTACGGTATTCTGTTTCTCGAGCTTGCTGAGATAGAGGAGCACGTCGCGGGCGGACCGACGCTCGTCTTGTACTTCCGGAAACCAGCTGATGGGCGTTGAAACGCGTATCTACGACTTTCTCTACAAGGACCTCGTCCACAATGACGAGTTACTTCAGCACATTCAAACGTGTATGCAAACAAAGTCCTGGCGACTGCTATTCGCCGGCACCCCAGCCGCCGTGCAGAAAGATGAGGAAGTTGTTCGCATAATGTGGGTCTTCGAGGCAAAGGAAGAGCTTCTTCGTTTCTACCTGCAGGTGCAGACACCGCAGCTTAGTTCTTAGCTCCCGAGCCCCGGATTCGAACCGGGCCCTAGCGGACCACAACCGCTCGTGCTACCAACTACACCAGCCGGGCTGGTGGACGTGCTCGGAGTCGAACCGAGGTGCCCGCCGGTCCGGTCGTACCGGTCTTCCGCGCGGGTCGAAACCCTTCCACGCCCCTAGGGGTCAGAAGAAACTGACCCCAAACCTACGCTGCCAGTACCGGTCTAGTACCCGATGCGCCGCAGCTACTTCGCCGTCGAAATCTCGACGGTTTCCTCGCCCACCGCCTGGTGCCGGGCAGTTGGGGTCATCTTCTGCTACCAGCCGAATAAGCCGCCGTAGTGCTCGTTCCACGCGCTCTTGGGCTGAGCTATGGTGCCCACCTAGCTCGCCATACGTGCGGCGCTCGCCCATATACTGACGCAGCACGTTACCCTGTGTTCGTGGCAGTAACGAGAGATACGGCTCGAAAAAGTCATCGAGAACCTCTACTGTATCTTCATCTGCGTCTCCTCGTTCGGGCCAAAGGTGTAGGCTTACGTGTCCACCACCTCTACGAAGGGCGAGTTCTGCTGCTTGAAGCTCATCTGCGCCGCTTAACGAATACGTCTTTTCGTCTCGCCGAGACGGAAGATACGGGTCGTTCTCAAGTCCCTCTCCTGTTTCTGGGTCTCGCTGACCCCAGTCTTCTGGAATGAACTCAATCCCGTTCGCTTTACACCACTCTTTTATCTCACTGCGGGTCATCGTCTCCCCCTAACTACGGTGTGGATAGATGAGACACCCACCATCCAGAACAGTGCCTGTACAAACACGTACAGCATTGTATCAGTTTGCATCGTCTTCCTTCCCGTCGTCCCAAACCATCTCCATTAGCCAACGGTACTTTCGCAGACGCTCGTGTTCTCTAATCTCTGCTTGAAACAACTCGGAAAGCAACGCAGGCAAGCTATGCCAAACGTTCGGTTGAAGCTCGCGCATGCGATACCTCCCTTCGACAAACGGTACAATGCATTAGGTCCTTAACTGTAGCAACGTTGAAGACCCGTATTCCTCGACCGTAGGTCCGGTCTTGGTACTCAGCCCGGCAGCTACATAGCGCTAGCTGAGTTTCACTCATTGTTTTTCACCCCCCGGACACTTCGGACACGGCTGCTTAATGGGATGTACGAAGGCATAGGCACCTTCTGGACTGCGATGGTAAACCCAACGACTACCATCTTTGCGCAGTTCAATCTTGGTTACGCTACCCATTAGAGGTAACCTCCGTTGCCGATAACATCGTCACCCTTTGGTTTGGCGCCGTCTTCTATTATCTCGGTCCATGTTTTAGCGTCTAGCATTATCGCCACAGGAAGGTACTTGCACATATGTTCCTCAGGTGCCAACCTGTTTGCTTCTTTGGCGTCGTCAACCGCTGCTTTGGCGGATGGTACAATGAATCCACCATGACTAGACTGACCGGCGTCGTTAGTGCAGATTACGGCGTAAAGGGTAGCCTCCTGCTTAGACAAGGCTATCGTCAGCGAGTTGGTAAGATTGTCCCACGCCAACTCTTCGTCAAACTCAAATTTGGTCATGTACTCACCTCTCTTTACGGTATGCGTGGGTCGTGCGGACACCACGGCCCGTGACCGTGGGTCTCGCACCACTCATCTTCGGCCGCAGCTGCGGCCTCTCGCTGTAGCTGAGCTAGCTGCTCGGGAGTCCATGCAGTACAGCTTTCACCGCGCTGATGGTCAGGCGAGTACCACTCTATGTCATGCGTATAGCAGAAGCGCGTCTTCATCATCATTACCCTCACCTCCCTAACCATCCAGAATCAAAGTCACTGCGCTGCTGCAGCTTCCACTCATTCATTAGTTCGACCACTTCTGGCGAGGCCCACCTTCGCAGACCTTGGTAGTCGTTCTGCATCTGTGTCTCTAGCACTTTCGTTAGGCCGTCAACTTCGTATACCTTATCGAACACGGCTCCAAAATTATGCTCAAGCGTGAAGCATCGGTCTACGAAAGATGTATCAGTACCTCGCCCTATCAGTCGCAACTTGTACACGCTTGCGACTGCGGCCCAGCGGGGTCCGCCGACTTCGCCGCTAGACCAGCGGTCGCCGTCTCCGAAGAGGCGCTGAGCCCAGTCAACCCACTTGACGAGAGTCTCTCGGGGCTGTTCACGTCGCAGCCGCGTCCACTCACGCCACGCGAGGCTTCGGTCGCCGTTAGTAGCCCGGACTGACTGCCAGTAGCTCGCTAGACTGGCCGGGAGTTCACCCCTAAAGACGTGGACGGCGTGCCGTAGCTCGCCGCCCACCGCCATATCGAGGTACGTCTCAAACTCGACCGCCAGCTCGCGCGTCAACTGGTCGAACCGCCTTCGCGCTGGGTCGTATTGTTGCGCCTGCGCCAACCATTCCAACAAGTACCAGTCGGCGCAGTCCTGCCGCAAGTCTCGGTCGGGCTTCATACCAAGGCTGCGGAAGAAGTTAACGTCGTCCTTTCCGGTACCCGAATCTATGGTGTCGTCCGACCCCGGGTGCTCGAGGAGCCGGGCGTTGTGGACCGCCGGGTGCTTGACGTGGCGCCATCTGTCTTGCGTTTCGTCTAGGTAGATGGTGCCGCCACAGTCGAGGCACCTAACGTCGTCGTTCACGGAAGTCCACCCCCAAGATTAAGCCTGGTATGCAACCAAGCACGTCGTGCATCGGCTTCGGCTCACGTGCCCCACATTTCGGGCACTCGTAGTCTGCAACCACTACCATTACGGCTTCCCCATTACGAACCCCGCCGCATACTCGAACCGGCCGCGGTCGAAGTTGCCGTTTCGCGCGTAGCAGAACGTACCAAGCTCGCTCACAAGGTGCGCCCACAACGAGAACTCCTTGGTACCGGGCTCAGGGCGCAACCGGCTAAGTATTTCCGCTAGGTCGGTGAAATCGCGCTTATACATTGCCATTAGCAGCACCACCTTCCTTCCTCGTACATATACTCCTGTGCGCTGTTCGCTTCCCATGTCTCCATGATGCGGTCCCACGGGTCTTGCGTCGCTGTGCCGTTGACGGTTGCCTTAAAGCAGTCACCCTCAATGGGGTTGCACTCGTTCGGCATCGAGCAGGGCGGGTCGCCGCACGCCTGGTTCACGTCGTCGGCCTGGTTCCGCAGGTTACCGATGTAGTTCAACTTCAGCCATTCCTCGTATTCTTCCTCGCTGTCGGCGGTGCGCTTGGCTAGCACCTTTTCGCTTGCAGCGGTAACGAGGTCGGGCTGAGGCAACGCGGTATTGTAATACGGCGTGCCGTAACTAGCCGGCAGCCGACGTGGCGTTGTCTCCGGTAGGTTGGCTGTCTGCTCGTGGCCCGTTGCGTCGGTCCATATGTCATACAAGAACCGCTCCTGCATCGAGGTTTCGATGGCCCAACTACAGTAGGTTTTCCGAACTCGGTCTATAGCTGTCCACGGCTCAACACCCTGCAGTATGAGCAGCGAGGCGAGCAGCGTCCCAGTGCGACCATGCGCGCCAAGACAACCAGTCTCCACAACCTTGCCGCGCTTTAGCTGCTTGAGCAGCCATCGTGCAGCAGGCAAGAACTTTCGCGTGCTGGCAGGCGTCATGCCGTCGGACCATGGGTATATGGCCCATTTCGTACGCCCGCCGTCTTGAACCCACGCAGGCTTCCAACCCGGAGTAGTGACGGTGTGGTCTTTTGCCCACGCCGAATCCAGGTAAAAGCCGATATCGGGTTCAACAGTCATAGCCGCCCGCTCCCGGTCCGCCTCCGTATTAATCCAGTAACCAGGTCGGTCCATAAAAGCGGACACTAGCACTTCAAGCCCATTTTCGAGCTTGAAGATATCCTGCCAGTGCGTACAACTTCGCGCATTAGAAGAAGTTGTTGTCGCTGTCGTAGCTGGTACAAATCGCTTCTTCTTTCGTCGTCGACTCAATCGCATCACCTCCCTTCGGTGTCTGAGTCTAAGCTGAGGTGGCAGGATTCGAACCTGCAACCACCGGATTAACAGTCCGGCGCTCTACCAGTTGAGCTACACCTCAAGGGTGACGGCCCGGCACTACGTGACGCGCTAGCTAGTCGCGTTCACCCGCTCAGCGGCCGTCACACCGTCGGCATCGGCGGTAATTCGCCGAGCCGCTCTTTCGGTCTCCGTCGGTCGGGAGAGTAGAACTCCGAGGCATGCGTTCGGTTCCACGTCCGCCGGTCAAGCTTGTCTAGGTATTCTTCCAACCACCATTCATAGCTACCATCCGGTAGTTCTACGTGGTACGCAGCTACCTTGTGGTTACTTGAACGACAAACTGTCCGTCCCGTCAGTCGTACAGAGTGCCACGTATCTAGGCTATCCAACCACCTGAAAGCCCGTCGCCCCACGTATCGGAGCTTGGGGTAGAGTGGACTCGCATGAGCCATTGTCCATTTTCCCGTATGAGGCCAGTTGTCGTGCTTATCTGCTTTCCAGCGTAGCGTCTTAATCACGTCGGTTGTACTCCTATCCACTCAATACTACGGCCCATCCCTAACGCACGGCCTACGGGCCGCATAGCAGCGTTCCACAACGCTTGCACTTCTGGACTGGCGTAACCTACCAGTTTCCAGTACAAATCATCAGCCTGCCAAACTAGCAGCTTTGCCAGTCGGTTACAGTCTTCGTCGTCGTACATCTTATCGAAAATGCACCCGTTGTTATGCTCTAAGGACCAGCACATGTCTACAAAGGTCCGGGCCTTTAGCTGGCCCGTCAGGTAATCATGGGCCAGTTCAGCCGCGGTTGCCCATCCATCGCCGCCGTATCCGCCGTTAACAAGTATGTTACGGAACACATACTCTGCGTCCTTCAAGATGCTAGGACCCTCTTGTTTCAGTACCTTATTCCAAGCCGCCCACGCTTCGCCGCGATAGACAGCCTCGCCGCGTGCCCAACCGCACCGTTCCAGCATGTCACGAATGGACGCTGGAACCTGTTCGTCAAGCATGCGTCCCTGGGCGCTTTCACAGTCCCAGGTCTCGTACTCGCCGCACCCTGACTCGGACGACGCATCGCACTTGTACGTGACGTGGTGGCAGTTCGTCCACCCTACGTCACCACAATTGTCGGCATCGTAGTCCGGACTATCTTCCTCCGGACACTCTGCCACGTCGTTTTCACAAGGGTCGTCGTCGTCGTGCGATGGAATCCAACAGTCGTCGCATCCATAGCATTCGTAATCGTCGTCGCCCGTACCTGTAACGTAACGGGCTTCGCCGCCTACGACGACGGAGAGGTACTCAGAGAACTCGCGGGCCAGCTCGCCTTCAAGCTGCTCCAACATGCTCCCGGCGTGTTCGTGGCCGTTAGCCTCTAGCCTCTCCAACAAGTGAAAGTCCGAGCAAGCGCGGCTTAGGTCGCGCTCGCCTAGGTTGTCCATAGCTTACGTTCTCACCCCCCGTCCACCTTCCGTAGGGTGGGTGGCCCAGGATTCGAACCTGGTCAGCCAACGCCTCGCCGGGGTTGCGGCCCGGTCGCGCTTCCAAACGCACACCACCCGTGCTCATGAAAATAGGGCTAGCCTACGCCCTGCGCCCCTGCCTACTCCTGACCGTTAGGCAGGGACGCGCGGCCCAGTTAGTCGAGCAGCGTTAGGTAGGACGCCTCACTACCCGTCAGCATCGTTAGCCGTCGCAGGTGCGACAACCACTGTTCGGCCGCTGAAACCTGCGCGGCAGTGTCCAGCGGGCGGTCAATCACGGTCAACCACCCGCAGGTACAACGCCACTGTTCGGGTAGGCGCGTCCGGTCCACCTGGTGAACCATTCGCCCTCCTACTCTAAGCGTACCACGCCCGTCAATAGGCTGTTTGCCCTACTCCCTTCTACGTCCATCGCCCTACGTAGAACTACGTAGGACGAAAGGCTTAGAACGGGTAGCCCTCCTCCTCGAGCACGGCTCGCGCTACGTCAACCGGGCGGTCGCCTGACTCGAACGCATCGCGGTAGGCGTAGTCCGCCAGGTCGCGGTTCGTGAGCCCGCCGGTCCAACGGCCTAGGCTAGCGTCAACCCTAGCCATCCACCGCTCGAACGCATCTTCAGTTGTGGTCGACAAAGGATGTAGTCACCCCCCTTCGTCCTAGTGCCATCGCCCTACACCGTCCGACGTCGCCTCCCACAAAGGGTGTAGGACGAAAGAACTAGGCGGGTCTCCGCTACACGAGCGCGAGGCCAGCTACCTTAGTCCCGTTCAGGCAGGCCGCAGTGTCACTCCTGCCCTACCTTCAGCATACCACGCTCGTCAACCACTCAAAGACCTAGGACCACCGGCCTCCCAGCAGCCGGCGGCCCTAGGTCTCACGTACTAGGTCCCTCGGCCTAGTCGAACTCGCCCATTCGGATGATGCCCGCCGAACGACGTAGGACATCCCAGTCGACGACCGCGACGCCGGGGGACACGAGCGTGACTTCGGGCTTAGGTCGCACGACCTTGACCCTAGGCTTACGCCCTAGGCATTTCGGCTCGTCCACTCGGACGAACGTCCTAGTCCCATCGGCCTCGAGGTGGTACACTGAGACCGGGGCCACGGCGCTCTTTGCCCTAGGCCGAATGGTGCCAGCAGCCGCCAGAACGTCGTAGGACGCTCCCAAGCCCGCCACCATCGAAGGACCTAGGTCGTCCGGCCGCATGAGGTCGCGTAGGTCCATGCGGTCGCACGGTAGCGGGTGACGCGCGTTGGCCCAACGGCCTAGGTCGTGCGCCGACCGCCACCCTTGCGTGTCGTAGGTCATTAGTCTCACCTCCTCTCCTCACTGGGACCAGTATAGCACGGCGAACGCAGGGGTCAATAGGTCCTTAGTAGTAGGCCGGCAGGTCAGGCGACGAGCTGGAGGCCCTAGGTCAATGGTACTACTGTCTGGTTGGGGGCGCCCTACGCCTTAAGCACTAGACGCGCCTCGGCCGGCCTACGCTACGTACGACCAAGGGCCTAGGCGGGACGGCAACCAACCCCCTTCCTAAGACCTAGGTCCTTTGGCTGGGTAGTCCGCGTTGCGTTATTTTCGTGCAACGTTCGTGCAACAAACTCGCCTACGTAGTTGGAGAATGTTGAGATTTCTTGAATGGCCGTTCAAAGTGCTTTTCCTTGCAGCCCAAGGGAAACAAAACTACCCCCGCATCATACCGCCTAGTGTAGAGGGCTAGTACGGGGAACCTACGAGGCTACGCCAGTAGCCGAGTGGAGGGGCCAAACACCGGACCGGCGGTGAGGTTCCTGCTGGGAACCAAGCGGCCTTAGTCGTAGGGTTGACCGGCCGCTTAAGCGACAAGCTGCAGCTTTTGAACGTAACCCCTGAACGTCCTTAAGCATAGCCCAGACGTATGTCTGAACGTGGGAGGAACGTGTGCAAAACGAATGTTCGGTAGAGGACCGGCCAGTTAGGCGTCAGGTTCATCGATTTTCTGAAACCGCTCTTGACGACCCCGATTCTGTCTTTTGCGCTTGTGGGGGCTGGACCCTGAAGCTGTGGGACCCGCGCGTAAAGGGCCGTGACTGGGGCTGGGTTGTAGAGGGTGCGGCAGAGGGTAGAGTCTACGATGCCGTTTAACCCGGAGACCGGAACGGCGGCCGGGGAGGCCAGCGGTAGGGCCAGACGTCGCAAGGCTCTGGCTCCAGAGGACCGCGCTCTTGAGGCCATAGCCAACAGACTGCCAGCTCTCGCTGACGAGCTGCTCGATGCCGCCTTCGGGAAGGGGGCCTTTGAGGCCCTGAAACCCGAGACGCGGTTGCAGGCCGTAGTACGGGCGCTTGAGTGGCGGCTAGGGAAGCCGAGCTCACGTCTGAAGGAGGTTGACACGAACGAACAGCCGTTGCCAACCCCTGATGAGCTGTTTAGAACTTCTGACACGCAGGGCTAGCCCGCGCACCTCGAGGCTCCGCGCGCCGTGCCCTGTCCCTCTGGGAGGAGGGTTCGGCCCGTTGAGGCGTAGGCCGTTTGACCGAGGTGTCGGAGACCGCCTCTAGAGAGGCAACCCGTGAAACGCGAGCGGGCACAGAAGGAAAAGGCCAAGACGACTCGTAAGGTCGCTGTGGACGAGAAGCTGGAGAGGGTGGACACCACGGCGGTCAAGAACGAGCTGGACGAGCTGCTGGAGGCGATAGACTCCGTCCTGGAGAAGAACGCCGCCGAGTTCGTGCAGGACTACGTTCAGCTGGGTGGAGAATAGTGGCCGACCACGGCAAGGGTAAGTGTGCCGTTGACCCCTGTCCAAAGCATGGTCCCGTTAAGAAGGGCAAGGGCATGGGTAAGGGCGGCAGCGGCGGGGGCCACGCCGGTCTCGGACAGGGGGCGTAGCGTGACACCCGAGAAGTTTAGAGCGGCCATGTTGGTTTCTGGCTCTATGGCCGGCGCCATGGCGACGGTTGGTTTCTTCGTGGGGCAGCCCATCTTGATGCTACTGGGTATCGTGCTGTCCTGGTGGTCGTTCTGGCGCTACGAGGTCCACCGGTGAAGACTGGGGTCCTGTACGTGACGTGCCCGAAGTGCCGTAGGCCAACGCCTGCGGTGCCACTAGGGCGCGACCTGGAGTGTGAGCACTGTGCCGATTCGAAAGGTTAAGGGCGGCTATAAGTGGGGCAGCCAGGGCAAGGTGTACAAGACTCGTAAGGGCGCTGCCAAGCAGGCGCGAGCCGCATATGCCCACGGTTACCGCGGCGCCGGCAAAAAGCGAGGAACGTGACGAAACGCTGGTCACCGGAGACGTGTCCTAGGTGCGGTAGGCTGTTGCCTGGTGCGCGCTGGGAGACGTGCTTCTGCTGGCGCACGAGAGGAAGCGGTCTTGATGACTTTACTCGACAAGAGCTGGCGACTCTTCGTCTACGCCTTGAGGGACCTGGAAGAGGTCGTAAGACTCGCCGTATGCCACGTCCGGGGACATCAGGAACCTCAGCTGTTAGTCGAGGAGAATACGTACCTGAGACTAGTGTGTCCGCGGTGCGGGCGTGAGCTCTAGGGCCTATGGGCAGCTCGAGCTCAACCCTGGTGCTCAGGAGGCGTTCGTTCACAACGAACACCTCTACTCCGCGTACATCGGTGGTGTGGGAAGTGGTAAGACCTATGCCGGCTTCGCTCGCGCCCTTAAGTACGCGATGCAGACTAAGCCAGAAGGTCAGTTTCACGGCCCACGAGTTACGGTGGCGGCTGCAACGTATCCGCTTCTCATGGACGCAGTGGTACCGCCGGCACAGGAAATCCTGGCGCTAACAGGCGTCGCAGACTGGGACAAGTCCTTTAAGAAGCAGAAGAAGGAGCTGCACCTCCCCAACGGCGGCACCATCCTCTTCCGCTCTCTAGACGACCCTGACACCGTGATGCGTGGTCCTGAACTTGCCGGGGTGTTCATCGACGAGGGCCGTAATGTCTCGCTGTACCACTGGAAGCTGGTCACCGGCCGGCTTCGTCAGAAGGGCTACAAGCGCGCGGCTTGGGTTTGCTCGACGCCTAACGGCCACGACTGGATGTGGTCGGTCTTTCACCCAGATTCTGTGGACGTGTGGGACGACACTGACTGGTTTGGTGCGCCAACACACGAGAACAAGCACCTTCCGCCTGAGTACGTTAAGGCGCTGGAGGACTCCTGGGAGGGACGCTTCTACGAGCAGGAGGTCCTCGGCCGCTTCGTTGGAGTGGTTGAAGGCGGTGTGTTCCCGTACTGGGACCCAGAGACGTTCGTCTCGCCCAACCTAAAGTACAGGACTGACCTACCCCTGTACACGTTCTGGGATTTCGGCTACGGAGACCTAGGTGTGTGCGTGTTCGCGCAGGTCGAGTGGAAGGAAAGGTCAGATGCCTCACAGAAACGGGGAGGAGCCAAGGTCAAGGTTCCTTGGCTCTACGTGCTCGACGTCATCGCTGCAAAAGAGTGGGCGGCTGTGGACTGGGCTCGAGCCTGGAAGTCCAAGCTCGCAGAGTCCTTTGACGGAGCTCGTCCCCTGGGCAACTTCGGGGACCCGGCTGGTCACCAACGTAACCCGTCGACTGGAACGTCAGTCATAAGTGACTTGAATTCTGCAGGTGTGCCGGTTACGGCGGCGCCTAAGCGGCCGCAGGACTACGCCATCCGCATCCTGAATAACATGATGGCGGGAGAAAGAGTCTGGGTTCGAACTCCAAACGCAGACCAGGTTGCACAGGCATTCGCGTCTCATAAGTGGAACGTCGACCGAAACGGCATTCGCATCGGCAACACGGCCGTTCATGACTGGACCTCACACTTCGTTGATGCCGTGCGTTATGGAACTGCCGTTGTGCTAGGATTGTATGCACGCGAGGACGAATCTGAGACGCCGAGCGAGCTGCTGACACCAGATACTTACGGTCATGTCTTTGACCAGCTGTTGAACCCGCCGGCCAAGAAGTGGCTCGGGCCAAAGCGCAAGGCTGTTCGACCTACGTTCGAGGCCCCACCAATCGTACCTAGGAGCTAGTATGCCTATAGATACGTTTCGCGTCTACTCCGATGAGGAGTCGATGCTCAAAGTCTATAGTCGGCGATTGACGTCGGCGGACCAGCTCTTTGCGAAGACGAAAGCCGAGCGTGAGGCGTTTGTTGCTCGCTACGCCAACGAGGTAGAGGAAGACCAGGTAACCGAAGAGGGTCACCGGGTCAACGTTACTAACGGCATCGGCATCATCGATACGATGTTTGCTTCGATGACTGCAGTTGATGTAGAGTTCATCGCTAAGGCGGTTGGCAACGGTACGCCCGAGCAAGCGGTAGCTGCCACGAGTGCGCTAAACCAAAGCTGGCACGACACGAAGGGCGCGCGTAGGGCTAAGAAGGCCGTCAAGGACGCGCTCCTCGTCGACCTCGGAGTCGTGAAGGTTTATTACGACTACGTGACCGACGTGGAGGTTCGAGACCGCCCCGACGCAGCCGTCAAGGCCGAACTTACCGAGGTGGTCAAGAACGGCGACCAACGGACAATCGATGACATTCTCGCCTCGGGCGAAATAGCGTTGGTCGAGGATGTTGAGGTCGTGCTACGCGACCGCGTATGCGTTGATTATGTTCCCTGGAACATGGTCCGTTATGACCCCAGCGCCAATCAGGCTGAAGATGTTCGATGGGTGGCACAGTACACGCGGCACCCGACGCCCGAGGTTACCCTGAATCCGACTTTTCGCGCCTTCGTCCAAGACCGCTATGGCAAGGTCGTCGGTGACCGGCTGCTAAACGGCTTGGAGGGCGACTCCACCATCGACGCGGTAGGAATCGCAGGAGACTACAGCGACGTTGAGGGCCTCTCGAAAGACGAGAAGGAGGATTCCGTTCGCGTAACCCTCGTCGAGATGTGGGACTTTGAGACCGGCCTGGTGACCGTCTTTCCCCGCAATCGTACCGACCTGGTGCTGCATCAGCGGGTCAACCCCCTGATGCTAAACCTAGACCTCGAAGACCGCTCCCCGTTCAAGTTCCTAGGCGTGCGCTGGCTGCCGGGCCGCTTTGAGGGTGTCGGCGACATGCGCGTTATCCGGCCGTCCCTAGACGAACTGGACGAGTATCGTAGCAACCTAGCGACGCACATTGCACGTACTATCCCGAAGCTCATCGGACCGGCTAGGGCGCTCTCACCGGCCGGCAAGAAGGCTCTGGAGTCGACCACCTGGGGCGAGTATGTCCCGCTGGAGGAGGAGCACGTTGCCAGCGAGGTGCAGCCGCTAGTGCCCCCACCGCTGCCGCAGGAGACCTTCGAGGTTCCTGAGAAGATTCAGGCCGAGATGAAGGAGGCTACTGGTGCTAACGAAGTCCTTCGTGGTGTCTTCCCATCCCGTCGTACGACCGCGACCGAAACGCAGCTCGTCACGTCGGCCGGTCAGAACCGTCAGGCTGAAAGACGGGCGGCTCTAGAGGAGTGGTACACCGACGTCGCTCGTACCATGCTGCAGCTAATGCAGGTGTACTACGACCGTGACCGCATACTTCGCTACACGAACGACCTTGGTGAGGAGTTTGTATGGGAGTGGAACCGCGAGGATATAGCGATGGATGCGGACATTCGCATCTCGCTGACTCCGCGCGAGAACCTAACCCGCGAGGAGACGTTCCAGAGGTGGCTGCAGGTAATGAACCTAGCGGTGGCGATGCCCGAAACTGACCGAAACGAGCTAATGAGGCAGGTCTATCGCGCCATCGGCCTACGCGAGGACGAGATTCGGGGACTCATCAAGACTCCCGAAGAGGTTGAAGCTGAAAGACAGCGTGAAATGGTCTCGACGCAGCTTGCTGCTGCGCCGCAGCCCGCGTCCAGCTCCCCACCGGGTCTTAGTATTTCGCCTGCCAGAAGCTAGGAGAAGCGTATGACCATCTTGGAAGCTGGTCTACTTGCCGCTCTAACTGCCGCAGTAAGTTCCTTTGTGACCTATGTAGTTATTATGGCGCGCGTTGGTAAGATGCTAGCTCGAGCGTACGGCAGCATACATGACGAGGGAAAGAAAGACACCTATCATCTCAGTATGGATGATGCCAGAAAGCTCTTTAATCCCACGGATACGACTACACCGCCTACTACTGGACAGTACCTGTAAACCACGCACCGCTAGCGTAGAGGAAACGCACCTGGCTTCCACCCAGGAGTCGTCGGTCCGAGTCCGACGCGGTGCTCTGTCGAGGCCCTAGCCACAGCGCAACGGCGCCGAGGGCGAGGGGTACAACGAAGGGAGGCTTGCCATGGCACAGAGCCGTGACGAGCTTAAGGCTCAGCAGCAAGTTGAGCTGAGGACCGCCCTAGCGGAGGCGGTTGAGAAGTATCCGTTGACAGCCGAAGCAGAAGACGAGGAAGACTGGAACAGGTGGGAGGCCGAAGGAGGCCAGCCGCCCGAGACCGTTCCCGACCCCGAAACTTCGACGCCCGATAAGCCTGCTCCGGGCGAGGCTCCGCCTAGTACAGTCGAGGCTACCAGCAAGGAAGAAGTTTCATCCGAGGGTGAAACCACAGATGAATCTCCTACCGAGTACTGGGGCGTAGATTTGAACGGCCTTCCGAGCGAGAAGCGAGCGGAAGTTATCGCTCATTTTGAGCAGCAGGATAGTACCATCCGGAAGCTCCAGGAACGACTGGCGAAGAAGCCAGAAGAGCAGCCGGCACCGGAACCTGAGACGCAGGGGCCGGTCAGCGATGAGGACATCATGCGTGCCCTCGGCTTGGACCCCGAATCTCTCGAGTACGAGCAGCTGGCGCCGGTGGTTCTACCGCTCGCCAAGACCGTGATGAAGCTGGAGGAAACCGTCGATGAGATGTCTCAGCGCGAGACGACCCGTGCGGTTGAAAGCGCCTGGAACACGACACTCGACGACCTAGAATCGACGTACGGCAAGCTGCCGTTCGAGCGGGTTCAGGTCCTTCAGTACGCGATTGAGGAGGGCATTCCGTCTCCCGAGGCCGTCTACTTCCGTCTTACCGCCCCTGCAAAGCGCGAGGTGGAGGAGGCAGTAGCCAAGGCCCGTCTCGAAGCGTCGAAGAGGGAAGCTTCGGCAGGTCCGAAGCCGAGCTCCTCGTCCGGGACCTCTGTCGGCGTAAAGGCCGGCATGAGTCTACGAGACGCGGTCGCGGTCGCAGCGAAGGAAGCGGAAAAAGAGACCAAGCTCCGCTGGCGCGATGCCATTAAGGGTCGTCGCATAGCTGTTCCGGAGAACGAGTAAACTCGCTAGGAGAAACAAGATATGTCCATTTACGCCGACCAGTTTGATGTTCTGGTCACGACTACGCTGGACAAGGTCCGGCCGGTTCTGACTGACCAGATATCAAACGAAAATGTGTTGCTTGCGTGGCTCAATATGAAGGCACGCATCAACGTTGACGGCGGGACAGTCATCCGGCGACCTCTCATGTTCGCGTTCAACGACACGGTGGGTTCGTACTCTGGTTACGACCTCCTTGACGTGACGCCGCAGGAAGGTCTTGGCTGGGTTGAGTACGAGTGGCGCCAGCACGCTGGCTCTGTGACCATTTCGGGAGAAGAGGTCAAGAAGAACAGCGGTTCGGCTCAGCTTGTCAACCTGCTTCAGGCCAAGATGGACCAGCTCAAGCTGTCCATCGCGGACGACTTTAACGCCATGCTCTACGGTTCCGGCAACGGAAACGGCGCTAAGGACTTCATCGGTTTGATGGGGATTGTCTCAGACGGAAAGCAGTATGGGTCCTCGGACACCGGCGCTGCCCTCCCGACGGGCGCCTCGACGACCGATACTCACCTCGGTGGCATTAGTGCCACAACGTACACCTGGTGGAGGTCGAACCTAGTCACGTCCCCCGTGGACCTGACCACGTTTGACGGAGTCGATAGCCTGAACAACCTCTATAACAGCATTCGCGTTGACCGCTCCAAGGTTGACCTGGAGCTGACCACGCAGGCGAACTTCGAAGCGTACGAGGCCCTCGCGGTCCCGAATATCCGCTTCCAGTCGCTGCGCGCGGCCGACCTGGGGTTCGAGACCATCGCGCACAAGACGGCTGAGGTCGTCTTCGACCCCGACGTTCCCACGTCGGGTGCGTGGCACGATGGTCTGAACACCGTGGCCGGTGGAGGGGCTTGGTTCATGTTGAATGCCGACCGCCTGGAGTTCGTGCAGCACGCGGATTCCTGGCTCTCGCCGACCGAGTTCGTTCGGCCGTATAACCAGGACGCCAAGACGGCCCTGGTGTTGTCGATGGGTAACCTGATTACGGACTCGCGCCGTAGCCACGGGCTCATCCTCAATACCGTCGTCTAGGTAACCGACTCGTAGGGGGCCGGATTGTGGCCCTCGTGCCCCGGCCCCTTACGACAACGGGAGGAATGATGGCTCTTAAGAACATGACAGGAAACGTTGGAACTGCTCCAGTCTATACCAGCCGGTGGGCTGAACGAGACGCGCGACGCAGGGAGAATATGCGGCTAGCCCGGAAGGCAGCCGCTGCTCGTTCTGGTCGCAGCGTTAAATCGGTCAAGGACCGGGTGGAGAAAGCTAAAGCAGTGCTAGCAAACAAGAATGTTACTGGAGCCATTGCGACGATACAGGGAGTAGCGCCGACGGATGTCGACGTCTATATCCTAGCCGAGCGACATGGGCAGGCCCGCAGGGGCGTGCTCAGGGCGTTCGGTCCCCCGCGCGGTAGCGTGGAACGGCAGTACCTTGCCGAAGCGGGCCTGGGGAGCCCCGAAGATACCCCGGATGAAGGGGCAGAGGAGTAGGACATGACCGTAAAGAAGAGGTACGCCGACCTCCTGACCGGCACCAGCCACGTTGGCGGGGGTGCGGTCTCGGGCGAGGCACGTGCAAATATCGGGCTCGGGTCCGCTTATGCTAGGGTTCTTGGGTTCGAGTTCAAGGGCGACGACGCCGACGTGGACACGAACAACACGCTGGAGTTGACGGATGCGGACGGGCGACTTTTGCTCGTCGCAACGGCGTTCGACGCGGGTGGGACCACATCCGACGAGTACACTGAGCAGGAAGCCGCCATCGGTACGACTGTTTCAGCCGCCTCCACGGTTGGGGTATTCCGCATAGTTGGATATCCCGAGGCGCTGTACGTAGATGCCGCAGGGGACGCCTCCGCCGACACCGAGGGCATGGTTGCCGGCGTGTTCGCCAAGTCGCCAGTGACCGCGACCATCGCGGCCGGTACGGACGGCGACTGGCAAAGGGTCACCCTCTGGGTGGAGGTGTAACATGCCAAACGTTGACAAGGAACTCCACAACCCCGAGGTCACCAACGCCAACCTAATCAAGGAGCGCACGACTTCCAAGCCGAAGCGCGCCCTGAGGGGGGCGGCCGGTGGCACGTACGTCGGGCCGGTCCTTTCAACGGCTGCCATCGGTGACTCGTCCATAACCCACGCCACCGGCATCGCTGCCGGCGGGGTGGAGGACAGCACCGGGTTCCGTGAGTCCGACACCTATCGCATGGGTACCGCCGAGGACGCCGCTACGGCGACCGGGAGGCCGAACCCGGGGGCGGGCCCTGCCCGCACCGTGTACCGGTCGAACGGTATCTTCGGTGGGTCGGTTCCCGGCTACCCGGCGCAGCGGGCGGGGCAGCGTGACGCTGCCGCGGGCGCTGGTTTGACGGCAGAAGGTGCCGCACCTGCCTTCATGGACAAGCGGTCCAACATCTACGGCGACGGGGGCGAGGCCCTCGGCTCCGCGGGTCGCGGGACGCGCGTCCTAGCAGGCGCTGTGGTCAAGGGCGACTTGGGGCAGGTCTCTGGACAGCCCCGCATCCCAGCACCGACCACGCAGGGCACGGCAAACCCGGCAGCGGGCGTCGTGTCCATCATCGCGGCAGCCGGGCAGGTCGAGTCCGACCTTCACGCGGACGACATCACTGGCGGGGCCAACGGCCGAACGGGCTGTGTCGTCTACGTCTTTGCGCGTGACACCGACACCGACGAGGACCTGGCACTGGTCCGCAAGGGAGACTTCGACACTACGACCGCTGGGGCCGTTACCGGCTGCACGTCAATGACCGCGGCTACGTACTCTGTGTACACCGCATTCAAGGATGCCGCTGGTAACATCGGGCCCTGGTCGGCTCGTACGACCGTTGTCGTCTCGTAATAAAGAAACCCCGAGGTCCCAGCCCGTGCCCGTCTCTGGCGGGCTGGGGCCCCCAAGAAGGCGCGTAGCGCCCAAGGAGTAAGACATGGCCTTCAAGGAGAGAAGCACAGGAGCAATCGATACGGTAGCCACCGACCTAGATTTCGGGGCACCGTACGTACGGCCCGTCCGTATCCGCTACGTCGCGTCAACCGACACTACGACTTCGTGGGTCGTTGTTGATGCCGATGGATACAACGTGTTCACCGTCGCCTCGGGCGACTTCACGACCGCCGTTGACCAGGGCCTCGTCTATGACGCGGCCGAGGGCTCGGACGGTGCCGCCATTATCAACGAGGGAAGCAAGGTCTTCAAGAATCCGCTGACGGCGACGCCCTCGGGTGTGGGCGCCGGCACCGCCACCCTGACCATTTGGGCGGAGGTGTAATATGGCCCTTCGTAAGCAGGATTTCGAGGTCACAACCTCCCTGCCTACGGCGGCGCCGACCAAGTTCGCGGGACAGTCGCGCGAGAGCGTAATCCGCTACTCCAACCGGCCGGCATGGCTGCTGGGCTTCGAACTCAGCGACGACCTGTTGACCGGAACGTTCGCGGGCTTCTGCGTGCGCGAGGTCGATGTCATCGATGACCCGACAGGGAACGGAACGGATGCAGATGCATCCGGGCGTGTCCTCTTTAACTACGTCCCGCACGCACTGGACGCGAGCGGCAACCAGGGACCCGTATTTTTGTTCGCCGCCGAGTCCGTTGCCGTTGACGGAACTACAGTCGGAGAAGGACCGCCGGTCCTCTTCAACAGCAAAAAGCTGGAGGTCGAGGTCTTCGGCGGGGGTGCGGCAACTGATACTGTCACCGTTACCCTCTACTACGAGAGCGCCGGCGACTACAGGTTCTAGGAGGCTAACATGGCACACGGAGAGACACAGGCCGTGCTCGGCCTCGGCCGGCCGGCTACTAACGTCCCCTCGCCGCACACGGCAGAGGATAATGACATCACAGGCATCCTTCAGGATGCTGATTTCGACGGCATTGTGGATGCTGACATGCTAGCGACGAATGCTGTAGGCACGGATGAAATTGCCGCGGATGCAGTGACCAAGGCCGAGCTAGCTGGTGGATTCATGAAAGCAACCGTTGCTTCGGGTGTAGATGAAACCGGCCCCAACAACATCCCCGCAACTGGAATGGCCGTGGGTGATGAGGTCGTGGCGGTCCTCGTGTTCACAACCGAGGCATCTCTCGCTACGATGATATCTCACGCCGGAACGTTCACCGCAGCCGCTGACGGTTGTACAGCCGGTACGCCGGTAGACAATACCAGCAACCAGTACATAGTCATCTGGCTCGACCTAACGTAAGGGAGGAACTATGGCAGTCTTCTGCTACCGTTGCAGGAGCTGCGGTGTTCGCTGGCAGGGCGACTTTGCCGGCGAGCATTGCAGCACGCCCGACGTCATACGCGATTATCGCTCAGAGGCCGCTGGCTTTGCCGTTGGCAGCCTGAAGCGAGAGCGCGAGGCCGGCGGGTCGAAGGCTGTCCGCGACAAGTTCCTTCCAACCATAGACGATTTCAAAGGCCCCTCTGACCCTGATGGGTCGGAGGGCCTTCGTCAATGGGCTGACGAGCACGACCCCAAACCCGGCAACAAGAGGCCGATGTACCCCGACGGCATACCGCGCAGGAGCTGGTAATGCAGGCGTACATACAGAACGATGAGGGTAAGATTATCGCAACCTATTCTGGCTCGCAGCTCTTCGTATTTCCTGGAGTCGACCGCGCAGCTGTCGCCTTCTTTCTCTTCCAGCTCCTAATGGAAGCGATGCCGACTAAGACTCCACAGGTAACATGGGGAACGGCTTGGAGCCCTAGGAATGTGGGTACATAGCTATGACAACTGTTACTATCCGGCATCCCGTAACTACGCGTCTTGACGACGTGGGAGCCGGCGTGTCATACGTTGGGGAAGCCTCGCCGGGCGAGGACACTGATGTCGCGCGCTGGCGCATCAAGCGAATTACCGAGACCGGTGCAGATATCGTTGTTGACTGGGCCGATGGTAACAACTCTTTTGATAACGTCTGGGACAACCGACTTTCGCTGGACTACAGCTAGAGGAGTAGACGATGGCGATAGGTGATGACTTTGAAATTCAGGGTGACGGCGACATCCGGGCAGTTGCAGGGACAGCGAACTATACTGTCCTAGAACTGCACAGGTGGCTCCAGGGCTTGGCCGACGACGCCCAGGCTGCCAGCGACGACTTCATGGACATCACCGCCGCCACGCCTTCAGAGCGCTCGACGGACAACATCGTCACGCTGAACGCGCCCTTCAACATCAACGACGCGACCTCGCAGCGACTCTACGATGGGTCCATCACGCAGGCCGGCGGCGACACGGTCTACGCCGGTATCGTCGTCGTGGGCGCGGTGGAATCTGGAACCCAGATTCAGCTCTGGCAAGACGAGGCCGTCTACTCCTCGTTCTGGAGCACGGGCATCAACGCCAACGCAGCCGCCAGTATCCTGACCCGGATGCTCGTCAAGGTCCGGCAGAACGGTGCGGATATCGACCAGAAGAAACTCATCTTCTGGGCGCGTGAGCTATCGGATACCTACGCAGAGTTCTCCCTCACCGCTGCCCTGGGTAACAACGTCGCGGCCCTCTTCACGGCCAACGACCTCAACAACCAGACTGACTCCGCCACGATTGACACCTGGGACGACATTGTGAACACCGAGGGTTACCAGCTTTTCGACATCTCGGGCAACGCGGTCAACGAGCCGTACTACTCGCAGTGGGACAAGGCGTCGCGCACCGCCAACCAACTGTACGAGCGAACGAAGTGGATTGCTCGTCGCGGCTCAACAGAGGCCATCCACTCGACGACCGGTCCGCTTTTCCGCGGCATCACCCACCAGTTCGACTACGACGGCGAGTTGCAGACTTTCGCCGAAGACGCCATCATCGCGTGGGGTACGTCCTTCGCCTACGACGGCGGCACGGGCACCGTCCCAGCCGCCGGCCAGTACTGGGAGAACCTGACCACGGGCGGCGTCGGGAAGGTCGTCCACGTCAGCTCGGGCGCGGGCGCAACCGGTTCGGTCGTCCTTCAGCGCGAGGACCCGACTAGCCCGACGTGGGTGGACCCCGGCAACTTCTCGCTCCTCGGTGGGACAGGCAGCATCGACATCAACGGCGCCGTCACGGGAAATACGAATACGGGTGGTTCCGGCCGAATCCTCGCCCTCGACGACAACGGTGCAGATGGAGTCATCTGGCTCCAGCTCCTCAGCGGGGGTATCGGCGGCAACAACTACGTCATCTTCCAGCGGGGGACGACCGGTGCGTTCGCCGACCAGAACGGGGCCGCGACTGCCCGGACGGTTAAGCCCGAGTTCATCGGGACATTCACCGGAACGGCGTTCATCGGAGCATTCGGCATCGGCATGAAGCCGTCCGAGACAGCCGCCGCTGACCTGTTCACTGACCTTGTGGGCTCGACCTGGAACCCGCCCAACCTCCAGGATTTCACGGTCTTCGGACTCATCTCAGGCGACCGGGTACTGGTAGTGAACAACCAGGCCGGCGCGCCCGACTTTGACCAGCTTATTTTGAACACGACTCTATCTGGAGGAGCCGAGACGCAGCTGGTCGTTACGGCTGCCATCCCGGCCGACACGCCAACGGCAGGGTCCCTTCGGGTCCAGCTCGACACCGGCGTCTACCGCTACGTGGAGTACGACTCCTGGTCGGGCAGCACGTTCCAGCTCGACGCCGCGTACCAGAACTGGGCAGACCCGCTCGACGCGACGGCGCCTAAGAACGTCTTCATCGGCTACATCGACAAGGCTACGGCAACGACCGAGGAGACGGTCACGCTGGTCTTCAGCGGCGCTCGGACGATGTTCGTTCGCGTGCGCGACGGCGGAGTGACCCCCATCAAGACCTTCGAGACAACTGCTTCGTTTGGTACGGGCGGAGGTTCGGCAACGGCCATTCGTACGTCTGACGCGTAAGGGGCCTAGATGACAGTTGCGGACTACTCCATACCCGAGTTGGCGACGCTGACTACCTGCGAAGTCACCACCGGCTTCGCGGAACCCGGAACGTGGACTTACGGGGGAGCGCCGGCGGACGAGACCGACTACTACATTCAGGGAACACACTGCGTCTCTAAGACGTTTGGTGGCGCGTCCCCCGGCCTTGGTGGTTTGATGTACGACTCGGGCTCGGACCAGGCGCTCGCCGCGGATGAGGTCTTCCTATGCTGGGTGTGGCACGCCGCCCCTCCCGCGATGGACACGTATTCTGCTGGTGGGATGCGCTTGATGGTCGGGAGCGCGAACACGGCATTCAAATCGTGGTTCATCGGCGGGAGCGACATCACACCGTACAGCGGGTGGAAGTGCGTCCCGGTGGACCCGGCCATCACCTCCGAGGAGACCGTCGGGTCCCCGACAGCGGGCGTCCACCGGTTCTTCGGAATGGCCGCCAAGAGCATCAATGCTATCGCCAAGGGTAACCCGCTCGCCGTTGATGTCCTTCGCCAGGGTCGCGGAACACTGCTCGTCAAGAACGGAGAGGCAGGAGCATACGGAACCTTCTCCGGTGCGGCGGCGGAAGACCAGAACCCCACGAACCGGTGGGGCCTCATGCAGCTCATCGACGGTACCTACGTGTGGCAGGGCCACTTCAAGATGGGTGTCGCGGGCACCGTCGTCGACTTCCGCGACAGCAACAAGAACCTCGTCGTGGCAAACACCCTCAAGGTGCAGGTTGGATTCAACAAGCTGGAAATCGTGAATGCTTCGTCACGGGTGGACTGGACGAACATCAGCATAACGGCGCTGGGCACGGTGTCGCGCGGCGACTTCGTGGTGACGGACAACGCAGACGTAAACCTGCTCTCCTGCACGTTCGACAACATGGGAACGTTCTCGTTCCTCGCCGCAACGGACGCCCTCTCCTGCATCTTCCGGAGCTGCGGGGCCATAACCGCGCCGGGCAGCAACCTGAGCGGCTCCTCCGTGCTGACGAGCCGGGCGGCGACCAACACGTCCGCGGTCATCTGGGACGCGAACGTGAACCCCTCCACCAAGCTAGCGAACATGACGTTCTCGAAGGGGACGAACGCCCACCACGCCATCGAGTTCGGGACCACATCGCCGCTGACGATGGAGCTGGTCGGGGTGGCGTTCGGTACCGGCTTCAACGCCTCGAACGAGCAGAACGACTCGACCCTCCACATCCTGCGGAGCAGCGGCACCGTCAACATCACGCTCACGGACTGCACGGGCAACATCTCGTACAAGTCCGCCGGGGCGACCGTTAACCTCATCTCCGGGACCGTCCCGCTCTCGGTCCACGTGCAGGACGTGAACACGGGTAACGCCATCGTGGGCGCCCAGGTCCTCGTCGAGGTCGCCAGCGGCGTGAGCGGCTGGCCCTATCAGGAGTCCGTGACCATCACGCGGACAGGCGGGACAGCGACCGTCGAGCACGTCGGTCACGGGCTGGTGACGAACGACTGGGTCTCCATCAAGGGGGCGAACCAGGCGGAGTACAACGGGACGGCCCAGATAACGAGAACCGACAACGACCACTATACCTACGCCGTGTCGGGCACGCCTGCCACCCCGGCCACCGGCAGCATCACCTCGACGTTCAACCCCATCAGCGGTGTGACGGACGGCAGCGGGAACATCAGCAACTCGTCCTACACCTTCTCCTCCGACCAGCTCGTGACCGGGCGGGTACGGAAGGCCACGGCGGGCACGTTGTACAAGACGTCGCCCATCTCGGGCACAATCGATACCGACACAGGCTTTTCGGCGACAATCCTGATGATTCCAGACTCGTAGGGGAGGACGTGATGGCAGAGATGAATCCAACGGAACTGCGAAACGCTCAGGCGCTGGCAAACAACCTCGCGGAGCTGCGCGTACACTTCGAGACGCGACTTCAGATACTGGAGAACGACGTAGCTACTATACGTTCGCTCATCGACCGACAGACGCAAGTTCTCGGAAACGTCATGCAGCGGATGATGGGGTCAGGGTCGACCGAGCAGGAGTAGACCATGGCTATCAGCGTAGACTGGCCGACCAAAGTCATCACCATCCCGCAGGACTACTTAATCCCAATCATCGGAACGCTCTACGAGCTGGACACCGACCAGTTCCGGCTGGACCTCAAGAACCTTGAGGACGACTCAGCCGAGGGTATGGTGTGGCCCGACACCCATCGTCATAGCACAGCGGTCACGGTGGCGGGCGTGACGTACGCGCGGGTCATCGAAATCATCAACGGCTACCAGATTGAGTTCGTGGACGGCCAGTACACCGTACGCCTGGCGGGGTCGAACAATAACTTCTTCGACGTGGAGAACGGCATTCTAGTGCAGAATCAGGTTCAGGTCATCTCAACGAACTCGGCGGGGCTCATCATCGGGGCCGGCGCGGACCCAGGCGATGTGGCAGATGCGGTCTGGGATGAGGCTAGGTCAGGACATACGACTTCTGGCACGTTCGGCGAGTGGCTGCAGAAGCTTCTTACCGTTGCGAAGTTCCTAGGATTGAAGTAGGAGATACAGGTGGACCTCGAAGAGATGCGTACTGAGGTACGTGAGCGGGTCGGCGAGCTTACAGCAGACTTCTTTACCGATGCCGAGGTGGACCGAGCCATCAACGAGGGTCTGCGTCGATTCAGCGCCGAGGAGCCTTGGCCCTGGCTCTACACCGAGTGGTCCTCGGCCGTTATCGCGGACGCCGACACGCTGGAGCTGCCGGCGAACGTCTCACTGGGACGTGTCTTTAACCTCTCCATCTCCGGAGGCAACCTACTCCGCCCCCGGCTACTTGAGCGCCTCGAGCCACAAGCGGGTTTCCAGTCCCGCTTCCTATATTCAGCCTCAACCGGCATACCACTCTTCTACTACATCTCCTCCACCAACCTCGGGCTAGACGAGGCTCCACCCATCGTGTACACCGCTCGACTGGTACCCGTGGCTGACGCAGACTACGATGTTGAGGCTCTTTACCACGCTGTACCGGCCTTGCTTTCAGGCGCATCGGACGAACCGATGGCGCCGATTGAGTATCAAGAGGCTATAGTCGCTTGGGCTACCGGTAAGCTATTCCTCAAGGAGATGGCTATATCGCAGAAGGCTAATGAGCAGTTTGCGGTCTACCAAAAGGTCCTAGAGCAGGCTCGCAATGATGTACAGAGCATCCATCAGGATGAAGTTGTGGCCTGGGGACGGGAGCAGCCGCTGCCCTTCCGCCAGCGAACTAGGCGTGACTACGTCTACGAGCGTATTCCACCGACGCTAGGACCGTAGCATGCCGGCGCTAATCACGAGCGTCGGTAGCGGCGCTAGCGCGGAGAACGCAGCGAGCGTTACGGCGACGTTCCCGGCAGGGTCGTTCGGGACGGACGACCTGTTCGTTGTGGTCGTTCAGAAGGATGGGACCATCACCACGCCATCGGGATGGACGGCGTTGGGTACAGCCTTGTCGACGGTGACCGACCAGTGGGTGATTCGGGGTTTTTACCGCTTCGCCACCCCGGGAGATGTGGGGGGAGGAGACAAGACGGTGACGTTCACAGGGTCATCATCGGACTTCTTTGTGCCGTTCAATATGGTCGTCACGAACTTGGAGTCAACTCTGCCTTCATCGGTACATGGCATCGGGTCGAACACCACGGATAACCAAGCCTCCGCCAGCGGCGCGACCCCCAGAACGGCAGCGGTAGAAGCGCACGACAACGGGGCGGGCGATGGTTTCACCAGGCTGGCGCTGTACTACGGGGAGTTCGAAACGCCGGCGGCAGATTCGGCGCAGAGCATAACCTGCGACCGGGGCACGCTGCTCGACACCTTCAATGTGGACGGCTGGGCGTACAATGCCGACAACCTGGCGGTCGTGTACTATGAGCGCCTCGGGGCTGCTGACGGCGACGAGGCGACCTTCACCATGACGGCGACGTGGACGGGCGGGGGAAACCGGGACTTCACGGCCGGCCGCTTCGTCATCCCCTATACGGGCATCCCGTTCGACGTAGACGAAGGTGGGCTAGATTACGATGCGCTCACCGTTCGCATACCAAGCTTACCCTACTACCTAGACACAGGAGTACTTGGTGACCCTGCCGCTCTTTCGTGACTCGGAGCTTGTAAAGGAAGAGGTTGCTGTTCCCTCCATAACTGGCGGGGGCGCACTCACAAGGGTGGATGGAGACCTGCTAGTCGCCCTATTGTTCTGGCGTAATGTTGGAGCAGCGGACGTAACGCCGCCGACGGGTTGGATGGGCAGTAACAAGTTGACAACCGGTATCTTCCATAACCGCGGGCAGCTCTTTTGGAAAATAGCGGCCAGCGAGCCCGCGACTTGGACGTGGACGCTTAACGCCACGTCGACCTGTGTCTTGGTACTTCACGCGTATGACCCGTCAGGATATGATTACGATGAGAGCAACGAGCATATTAATACGGCAACAGACGGCTCAGTTGAGGTACCAGCCCTTGAACAGGGTCTACCGCTAGGGGGCTCAGGCCTGCGGTTATTCATAGCGGCGTCGAACCGAACGGACCCGCCGGCGTCTACGGTCGACATCGCGGCGAGCGAGGCCCCTCCATTGACGCAGCGGGAATCTACCCTGTTCAGCACAGGAACACAGCGGATACAGTACCGTACCTACGATGAGCTTTTTGCCTGGCCTAATCAACAGCCACGAAACTTCGTAGACCCAGATGGGGCAGGACTACAGGTTGTCATACACGCAACGTTCGCCGACTTGGATATACTTCCGTTCGATGAACTTCTGTACGTGATTTATGATTACCTAGCGCTGATAACGCGGCTAATGGCGTTACCGTTCAGCTTGAACGCACAGATACTAGAAGGACTAGAGGGACCCGAGTGGCTAAACGACGAATCCGAACTGTCCTAGAAGACATCATCCGAGCCAGTCAGGCAAACGATGACGCTCTTCAGGGCAACCTTCGCCAGATAGCGGCTAAGTTCAACCAGCTTGCACGAGATGTCGCCGCTATCTACGAGATTCTTGGCGTACCGCAACCGAACCGCGGACTGGGCGCGCCGGACGTAGCGCCGACCGCGAAGAACGTCCACGACCAGACCCATGACGTGGTCGACACCGACGACCACGACTTTCCCGACGACCGCGGTAGGTTCCTCCGTAGCGACGGAAGCTGGCGCCACGTCCCCGTTCCCCTGCTCTTCTCGGAGGGCGAGGAGGGGGCCCCAGGTGCACCAGGTCCTAAGGGGCAGGCTGGTACCACGGGCGCTACAGGCGCCACAGGTGACCCAGGCGCTCCGGGAGCCGATGGTGCTGATGGTAGGCCGGGGATGCCAGGGTTTCCCGGCGAAGACGGCGAAAGCGTTGTCGGACCCGTCGGTAGGCGGGGTGCTACGGGCACTACCGGCGCTCAGGGCGACCCCGGAGCACAAGGCGACCCTGGTGCGCAGGGCCCACAGGGCGTAGCAGGCATTCCACTTCCTGGTGAAGAGGGAGAGCCTGGTCTCTTCGGAGTACCGGGTCGCCGAGGACCTACTGGCACTACCGGGGCGCAGGG